AGAAGAAGTGCAAGAATGGATTGGGTTAGAGATTCACCACCATCCTGATAACTCTAAACCACGTTCACAGTATTTTCCTTTGCTTGCTTTGTCTGTTGAAGAAGACCCAACTGATGACCGTAACGCTTTTTATTATGCTCGTGAGTTGTTTTTTAATGGTTTATACGAACAAGCAGCAGAAGAATTTAAACGCCATTTGAGTTTGCCTAAAGCTGTTTGGGCTCCAGAACGTGCGGCGTCTATGCGTTACATTGCAAAATGTCTTCCTGAAGAAACTCGTTACTGGCTTGAGTTAGCTATCACGCAAGCTCCTGGTAGGCGTGAACCATTAGTAGAGTTGGCCCAGTATTTCTACGCTCGTGAAGATTGGCAAAATTGTTACTGGTCTTGTATAGACGCTATAAAAATTAAAGAAAAACCTCTTGATTATCTATGCGAAGAATTTGCTTGGAATGCACTTCCATATGATCTAGCTGCTATATCTGCTCATAAACTTGGTTTTTCAGAAGAAGCAGTTAAGTATGGAGAACAAGCTTTCTTGCTAAACCCTGAGGATACTCGCTTACTAACAAATTTGACCTTCTACAAGTCATAATAGTAGATAGATGAAAGGCGTTATATGCGTGGTGGTAATGAGGGTGCCGATAGAAACTCTCGATTTTCTATTGAGTATGAAGCCAAGTCTATGTACGAAGGTATGTCAGAAGATCTTGGTGGCACTGTAGGTCAAACTGTTGACTGGCTACGTTGGCAAGACTACTACCTACAAGAAAACTACTCAGACATTGTAGACGATGTTTACGATGTCTCTAGTTCTATTCCAGGTAAAGGAAGACGATGGATGCTTCCTTTTAAAATGCCAGTTCTTATGGCTCAAGCAATTCGTGGTACCAACGTTATGAACGAACGTGGTTTCTATGTTTCAGACACTTTGCGTTTAGTAATAAACGTTGGAGATGTTAACAATCTTCTTCCTTCTTTAGTAACAGACTCAAACACTCATATTAAAGATCGTGTAATTTATCGTGGGGAAGTTTACGTTCCTACTCGTGTACTTCCACGAGGTTCTTTTGGCAGTCGCTATTCAGTAGTTACTGTTGATTGCAACCAGGTAAACCCAGAAGAACTAGTAAACGATCCTCAACTACAAAAGTACGCTTCTCCTTCAGTTACTGGACATTAAATGCCTTTTAAGTCACAAGCTCAACGTGCATGGATGTATGCTAATAACCCAAAGATGGCTAAAGAGTGGGAAGAGCATACTCCTAAAGGTAAGAAGCTCCCTAAAAAGAAAAAGGATACTAAAAATGGCAAGTGAAGCTTGGCAAAGAAAAGAAGGTAAGGCAAAAAAGGGTGGGCTCAATGAAAAGGGTCGTAAGTCTTATGAAAAGTCACACCCTGGGTCTGACCTAAAGGCTCCAGTTAAGTCTGGAGACAATCCTCGTCGTGCATCTTTCCTAGCACGTATGGGTGGATCCCCTGGTCCTGAACGCAAGCCTAATGGTGAGCCTACTCGTCTTCTACTTAGCCTTGAGGCTTGGGGTGCATCTTCAAAGGCAGACGCCAAGAAGAAGGCCGCCGCTATGTCCAAGAGACTTAAGGCCAAGAAGGGCAAGTAATGGCTGAAAAGAAAGCTAAGTCTAAGGTTAACGAAGCAGGTAACTACACCAAACCTGGTCTTAGAAAGAAGCTATTCAACAGTATCAAAGCAGGGTCAAAAGGTGGAGACCCTGGTGAATGGTCAGCTCGTAAAGCTCAGTTGCTTGCTTCTGAGTATAAGAAGGCTGGCGGAGGCTACAAGAACTAATGGCTAAAGCAAAGTCTCAACAGTCGCTAGATAAGTGGACTAAAGAAGAGTGGACAACCTCAGATGGAAAACCATCTAAGGGTAAAAAGCGCTACCTTCCAAAAAAGGCTTGGGATGATTTAAGCCCTGCAGAGAAAGCTGCTACTAACCGTGCCAAGAAAAAGGGCGATGGTGGTAAGAAGGGCAAACAATTTGTACCACAACCTAAAAAGATTGCTGAGAAGACTGCGAGGCACCGCTAATGGCTAAAGTAACTGCTGGTGGATTAAAGCACAAAGTAACTAGAAAAAAAGAAGACCGTGGTGCTGGAGATAAGGGCGATATCATCGTCCAGCAAAGCAGTAAGAGCGGTGAGCAAGAGCGCATGAACTTGACAAAGTTGGCTGGTGCTAAAACTGTGGCTCAAGGTGTTAAGGCTACTAAGAAGTACCACAAAGAGCACCCAGAGATTGGTAAGGGTAAGCGTAATGTCAGAGGTTAAAGTAGGAACCCGTAAGAAGTTTGGGCCGTATAAAGGTTCTGAGCAAAATGGTGGTCGCCCCATCTATGTTTGGAAAGTCAAGACCAAAGATGGTTGGAGAACTGAAACTAAGAATAAAGCTCGTGCTGACTATGAAGATAGACACGGCAAACTAAGCAAAGACACTGACGTAGACCACAAGAACAATAAGCACTCAGATGATCGTGCAAGTAACTTGCGTCCGTTAAAGCACGGTAAGAACACGGCTAAAGAGAATAAGCGTCGTGCTGGCAAAAAGGAGAATGAAAAGTGATGAAGAAACCTCCTACACCAAAACCTGCCTATCCTAATGGTGGGGGAATTGCTGCAGCTAAGAAAAAGGCACAAGTTGCTAAAGGCCCAAGTCCAAAAGTAATAAGCACTAGTAAGCAAGCTTTAGTTGCTAAGCATGATGCTGAAAAAGCAAAGTTTGAAGAAAAGTTTGGCACTCAGGATTGGAGTAAGTAATGGCAGAATTAAAGAAGAAAAAGGATCCATTAGCAAAGTTGGCACTACCTCAACTACCTAAGCTTCCTAAACAAAAACAAATGATTCGTGAAAATAACCTTGCTACTCGCAAGAAAAACTCAAAGAATAGGACAGGAAAATAATGGCAAAAAAGACACCATGGCCTGGTTCAAAGGCAGATGAAAAAGCAGATAAGAAACTTGAGAAGGGTATGACCCCAGCTCAGAAGAAGGAGTTTGAGTCCGCTGATAAGAAGATGGACAAGGACAAGAAGATGTCTAAGTCTGAGGACATGAAGAAGGACAAGAATCTTGCAAAGAAAGTTATGAGCAAGAAGAAGTAACCCAACACAAACAAAGTTTACCCAGACATTGTCTGGGTTTTCTTTTACTCTTATTGTGTAGTATTCATGCGAATACTGCCTACATTATGTAGCCTGCGCCTCATAGAGGATTTTGCGATGTCAGATAACTTCAAGCCTTGGTGGGTCAAGGTTGGTGAGCTAAACTCCGCCGCTGAACAAGAACAGTTCATGCGTGGGGTTGGTGGTGCTACACCTGGGTTAGACAAAAACATTCTTTTCTCATTAATCGCTGGTTACGTTGGTGGCAGAATTGCCCAACGTAAGGACAGTAAGTGAAAAGTTTAGAACAAATCGCAAACAGAGCTGCACAAACTTCCACAGTACAGTACACCCACGCCCTTAGAGCGCATTTGGCTGCTCACAATTGGGATTCAGATGTGGTAGCTCACACCCATGTAGCCCAAGAAGATGGCTCTTTTAAAGTTGTTACTCACCCTGATTACGCTGATCGTGCATTTGTACACGAGTACGGTAGTGAGACTACTAGGCCTACCGCAGCAATCCGTAGATTCTCAGAAGGCATGGGCGAAATTTACATGCACCACTTTAATGCGCACTTTAAGGGGAACTAATGTTTCTACTTTCAGAAGACCGTGCCCTTAAAGCTGCACTAAAGGGCATGACTGTAAATGACCAAAGATCTACTGAAGATGACCTCCCTAGACCTGTTCGAGTATTTTATGGTCAACCTGACCAAGAACTTCGTCCTCAAGACTATCCATACATAACTATTGATCATTTAGGCATCTCAAGAGATCCTGAACGTGAAATGCGTGGATACACTAATAGCGTTCTAGCCCCATATTTAGCTCCTTCAGATCTAGAAGAAACTAAAGACTGGAAGATTCACCTTCCTATTCCAGTAATGATTGATTATCAAATTACTACCTATGCACGTCAACCAAGACATGATATTGAAATCATTGCACAGTTGATGTACCAAAAACTTCCTTTAAGATTTGGTCAATTATCTTTAGATGATGGTACATACCGTCGTTTAGAGGTATTAGATCTTGCTAAGAGGGACAGCACAGAACAGGCAAAGCGCCTTTATGTGAACGCAGTAACCGTGCGAATTTCTAGTGAAATTTCGCAAGATCAAGCATCCGAGATTTACAAGGTCAACAACGTCATTATTACTGAACCTACGATTATTAATTACCCACAATTTACTACTCAAATTTAGTTAGGAGAAAACAATGACCTATGGTCGTCCAGGAGTCTACGTAAGTGAGTCTCTACTTCCTGCCCCTGTTGTTGCAGTAGGCGGCTCAACCGCCGCTGGTGCAGTATTAGGTGCATTCCCTCAAGGTCCTGAGAATGTTACTTTGGTACGTTCTTGGTATGACTTTACCCGCCAATTTGGTGGTTACAATGCCGCATTCCCAGCAACATTTGGGGTTGCTCAGTTCTTCAACAACACTGGTGGAGATCTTTACGTAAAGCGTGTACTGGGTTCAGGAGCTGCTGCAGCTACTGTAACCATTCCATCTACTACCTCTGGTGTAAATCTAGGTACTGCAACTGCTGTCAACCGTGGTGATGCAGGTAACAACCTTCGTATTCAAATCAGCAAGGTTGGAAGTGGAAACTTATTTAACCTTACCGTTTACAAGGAAGTTGCTGCAGGTGAGCTTGGTACTAACAACGCAAACGCTACCAACGACCTAATTGTAGAGCAGTATTTAAGTGTTGTGTTTAACGACTCAACTTCTTCTTCCTACGCTCCTACACTAATCAACGGTGTGTCTGCATACATTACCTTGAGCATTACTGCTGGTACTCCAGCTGTTCAGTCAGTAACCTCAGTTCTTCCATTAACTGGTGGTTCAGATGGTTCTGCTCCAGTAGCTGCTGACTTTGGTAATGTTATCCCTACAGATGGTTCATCGGATTTCGATGCTCTAGACCGTCCTTTGGTAATGTTTGCTCCTGAGCTTGCTACTAAGTTTGCTCTTGATGGTGACAGTGCTGCAGAAGCAAACGCTACTACCGTTGACCAGGCCATGATTGCTTGGGCTGATGCAGGTCTTGGTTTTGCAGTTATTGAAACTGCTGCTGGCAAGACCGTTGCTCAAGCAATTGCTTTTGCAACTGGCCTTACTGCTTCTAGTCACGCTGCCGTCTACTACCCACACATTTACGTAGCTGACCCATTCAGTCGTTCAGGAAACACTCTGCGTAAGGTTGGACCTGCAGGTTCAATTGCTGGTCTTTACTTGGCAACTGATGCAAAGACTGGACCATTCAAGGCCCCAGCTGGTATTCAAGCATCGGTTCGTGGAGCTGTCTCGCTAGAGCGTGCGTTCACTCCTTCGGATCTTGATTCCCTAAATACTGGTATCTATACTACTGGTGGAACTACCCACTATGGTACTTCGGTAAACGCAATCCGTAATATCCCAGGTGCAGGCATTGTTTCAATGGGTGCCCGTACACTACTTCAAGATGGTACTGCAAACAAGTATGTAAACATGCGTCGTAGCTTGATTTTTATTGAGAAGCGTCTTCGTGATCTTACACAGTTTGCTATCTTCCAAAACAACGACGATAAGCTCTGGGCTCAGTTAACAACGGTTATTAGCGTATTCCTAAACGAATACCGTAACCAGGGCGGTCTACGTGGAACTTCTCCATCTCAGGCATACTTCATCAAGATTGACTCAGAGAATAATACTGCTGAGTCTGTTGCTAATGGTGAAGTACACATTTCTGTTGGTGTTGCTCTTGAGTACCCAGCTGAATTCATCGTTATCAACCTAAGCCAGACCACTGGTTTCTAAGAAAGAGAGAGTGACGCTAAATGGCTACCGTATTAAATAACCGTTCAAGTATCGTTACCGATCCAATCCGTAACTTCCGCTTCCTAGTTACCTTTTTGCCACAGGACTTGACCGTCCCTAACACTGGTACTCCTAATAAAAATGGTGGAACTGATGGTGCAACAAAGTACCTAGAAAGCTGGGCAACTAACCTTGCAGCAGTTCCTTTTGGGTTTACTTCAGTATCGGGGTTGTCAGTAACCACTGATTCAATCCCTTACCGTGAGGGTGGCTACAACACCACCGTACACCAGATGCCTGGACAAACTTCGTTTGCTCCTATTACCCTACAACGTGGTGTTCAAATGGGTAGTTCACAAAACTACTACTGGATGCGACAGTTGTTTAACACGGTTCAGGGAAATAGCGACAAGGTTGCTTCAAATTTCCGTTGTGATCTTGAAATTCAGGTTCTAAGTCACCCAGCAGCATCTATTAACAACAGTAGTGGAAATACTACTCCAAACAATGTAGACGTAGACCATGTTGCAATCCGAATTAAGGTATATAACGCCTGGATTACTTCCCTGTCATACTCTGACCTAAACGCTGGTGACAATGCCATCTATGTAGAGCAGATGACTCTTGTACACGAAGGCTTTGACGTAACCTGGGCCGACAGCCTAGAGAAGTCTGCGGCTAAGTTTACTAACTAATTTATACAAATAAGGAATACTAAATGTCAGAAAAAACAATTAATGCTGGTGCAAATGCCCAGCTTGCGAATAATTTGATTGATCAAGCACTGTCTGTAGAACCAGAACAGCCAGTAGCGGAAATCGCCCAACCTTCAGAAAATCTTGTAAGTCTCCCTGGCGGATTAATTTTCGCTGGGGAGCTTATGAGAACTGCTGAAGTTCGGGAGCTAAATGGTCGTGATGAAGAAGTAATCGCCAAATCTGCTGGTAGCCCACGAATTTGGAACACTATCCTAAGTCGTGCCGTAGTTACTGTAGGAACTAAGCCTGCAACAGAAGAGTTATTAGACTCTATGCTGGCTGGTGACCGAGATGCTCTTCTTTTGGGTATTTGCAGAGCTACATTTGGTAATGAAGCAGAACTTAGCGGTTGGTGTGAATCTTGCCGTGAAGTTAAGCCAGTAGTAGTTGATTTAAATTCTGACATTAAAACTAAAATATTGGTAGACCCTGTAGAAGATCGTACCTTTACTGTTAAAAATAGAGGTCATGAATTCAGGGTAACTCTACCTACTGGAACTACTAGTAAAGAACTTGCTAATAATCCAGAACTAAATTACGCCGAGTCTCTTACTTTGCTCCTTAAGAACACTGTATTAGAAATTGACGGCAAAACTGTTTACAGTCCTATGCAGATTCAAAATCTGTCTATAACTGATCGTCGTGCAATATCTGAAGCATTAGCTGAACGAAATCCTGGACCACAGCTTACAGAAACCACTGCACCATGCCCTAAGTGTGGTGGAGAGGTCGTGATTCCGATTAGTTTCGGAGCTTTGTTTCAATTCTAATTCCACTTCGTATGATACGTTATTGGCAGAATGGCTAGTACTTTCTCAGTCGTTTACTGGATGGACATTAGGTGAGATAAAAGACCTTTCTCCTCGTGAGAGGAAAAATTGGCTAGAAGTCTTCAGAGAGTATAAGAAAGTAGCACAAGCTAATGTCTGATGCAGAAAAAGAGATTGGCTCCCTTAGTAAGGGAGTACAAGAATTAATCTCACAACTTAAAACTCTTGGTAGAGAAATTGTTGGGTTTCCTTCTACTAAAGGAATGCTTCAGTCTATTGTTGGTGGAGCAGCCAATTCTTCTGGAGGTATAGGACAACTTACCCTAGGTTCTTCTGGCAATAACTCTTTAAGTGGCGCTTTAGCCGATGTAAATGTACAAAACTTTTTAGCGGCTAGTCGTCAAAGAAGTCAATTCCAAGCCAATGTTATGGGCGGTATCCAGGCTGGTACTGGAATCCTAAGTGGTGCCATGGCTGCTATGCCAGATGTAGCAGGAACTACTGCTAGAAGTACTGGCTATTACAACGCAGGTGTTTTAGGCAGTGTAGGTATTTACGGGCCTAATGGTTTAGCTGCACGTGGACTAGCTTCTATGGCTGGTGGGCTACAATTTAAGGGCGCAGATGCTGCTGTAGCTAATACTCTTGCTGCTCAAGGTATTACCGCTGGTGGAGATAACTTCTACAACATTATGCGGTCAACCGCAGGAGTTACAAGACTCACTAATATGGGTAACGTTCAAGCAGCGGCTGCTCTTGGAGGACTTACTGCTGGTGGAACATCTGCAGCACTTATGCGTAACTTTGGCGTATTTACAACTAACCCAAATACCAGCCAAGCATACAGCCCTAGTCAAATTTTTGCACAATTGCAAGACAGACTTACAATGGGTGGAACTATTAAGCCTACTGTAGCTCAACTTAACCAGCAGCTACACGGTGGCTATCTTGGTCAAGATTTAGCCAACTCAGGGCTAAGTGCAGACGAACAAAGTATCTTTTTTCAGGGATTAGTAAACAGTGCTAAAACTGGTTATAAAACTATGACTGACTGGGCTAACCCAGGAACTTACTCTGCTCTTCAAAAGCAAGTGGGAACTAACCCACAATCAGCACTATACAAAATGGCACAAGCACAGACTGGTACTGAACAAGCTGCTATGGGTGCGTATGTTAAAGGTATGGAAGATGCTGCTGTTGCCGTAACGAAATTCCAACAGGCAATTACTAACTTCCTAAACAGTGGTGTGGGCCAGTTAATGGCTAGAGGAAACGCTAGTTTGCAAACTGCAGCTACTGATAACGCTATTAATGGTGCGTATGTTGCTGGAAGCTCTGTTTTAGGTGCTGGGATTAATATAGCTGGTGTTGCTGCTCAAAATCAAATGTTGGCAAGAATGACTGGAGGCGCTGCTGCTCTTCAATCACCGTATACTGTGTTACCTAATGGCGCTGTTAAAGGTCCTAATGGCAAGTTTGTTAGTCAAGCAAAGTACAATACTTGGCTTGCAAGTTCTGAGGGCAAAGCTTACGCACAGAATGCTGCTAATGCTGCTAGAACTCAAAGAGCTGGTATGACTGCTTCCCGTTTAGGAAAGGGAAGCATTATGGCTCTTGGTGGACAGGTAGCTGGCTCTATAATCCAAAATCTTCCAGGAAATACCCAAGGTAGTGTTGGAAGTAAGATAGGTAATGCAATTAGCACCGCTGCTCAATGGGGCAGTATGGGTATGATGCTAGGAAGTCTTGCTGGTCCCGAAGGCACATTGATTGGTGGAGTCGCAGGAGCCCTTATTGGAGGAACAGTAGGTGCTTTTTCTGGTGGTTCTAAAAGCACTGTAAACTCTGGCTCGCAATCACCTACTGGAGAAGGAAGACCTAACTTAGTTGCTCCAGTAAAAGCTCAAATTACTACTAAATGGGGACAGGTAACAGACGCTCATGGCGTTGCCCTTTGGGGAGGTAACCCCCACAAAGCTATTGACTATGGTGTGCCTACAGGAACTGCTGTGCAAGCTTCTGGTGATGGTAAAGTTGTAGAAATGGGATCTGGATCAGGAGATAGATCTTACGGTAATTACGTAATTATTGACCATGGCAGTGGCTACTCTACGCTTTACGCCCACTTAAGTGAGTTTAGAGTAGGACGTGGCGATGTTGTCAAACAAGGTATGGTTATCGCTTTATCTGGTGCTACTGGTTATGTAACTGGTCCTCACCTTCACTTTGAAGTTCGTCAAAATGGGCAATCAGTTAACCCTAGTTCCTGGTTAGGTGCGGGAGTAGCTGCTGTTGCAGGTAATTTCGTTACTAGTGCCTCAAATAAAGCAGGTAGTTCTGCTTCAGGTGACTCAGGGTCTTCTGGTATGTACGACGGTGGCTCTTATTCTTCAGGTGCTTCTTCGGCAACCAGTGGCTATAACGTGGGAACTATGAGTGCCTCAAATACGATCCCTAAAGCGTATACAGGTGCTGCTATTGCTGGTGCTGCATCAGGAATTGCTGGATCAGGAACCACTCTAGGTCATGCTTCACCAAGAGCTGGAGCCAGTACTCCTTACCAAGGAGGTCCTAACTTAGCTCGTGGTGGTGGAGGCAATAACGTTACGATCAATGTAACTATTTCAGAAGCAAGTGCTGATGAGGCTCGTAAATTTGCTCAAATGGTAAAATCTTATTTAGATAAAGATAGTCTTACACGTAGTATGGGAGCCTTGTAATGGCTAATAGTCACGACTTTACACCAGTAGTTTTAACTGCTCAAGAAAAGGCTGCTAAACAGCAGACAGAGAATAATCTTGTATCTACAACTGCTGCTCAAAAAACTGCAAAACGAAAACAGAAAAAAGAAGAAGCTACTTTTAATTCAATTAAAAGTATGAAACCTTTTGCAACTGCTATAAACACTGCTCCTTATACAGTAGGACTAAGCCATGCAACTATTACTACTGCAGTAATTACTAATAAGGTAGCTACTATTACTTGGAGTGGAACACTTCCTTCTGATCTTTCTGCACAATCTGACCCAAGACTTGGTAATAAAGTATTTATTGATGGTCTACCTTCTGCTTTTAATGGGAAATTTTTCCTTAAGTCTATAGACCATGTAACTAAACAGTTAACTTACTCAGTAAACGCTAGTAACACTAACTATGTTACAAATCCACCTAAGGGAACTGTTTTTGCAAATCTTCTAAAAGACTCAGATTGGATTAGCCTAATATACGGCTATAGCCACTATGAAGATGCTGATTATGTAACTAAATTAGGTACAAGCTATGACAAAATTCAAACTTATAAAGAATCTGTAAAAACTTACCAAAAGCAAATAGATCAGTATTATAAAGACCTTTCTAGTATTGCTAAGGGAACCATACCTTCGGCCCTTGGTGGGTCAACTGCAGTATCTACTGCCGTTATGCCTAAACCTGACCACAACCAGGTAACATACAATATCCCTAGTGTTAGAGAATCTTATTTTAAAGAAACTTTTAATGATAAAAACCCAAGTTATGACACTGTTCAATTAATAACTTCTGGTGGAGCCCCAGTCTCCGTCTTAGAAGCAGCCGAACTATGGAGTAATGATAAAACTCACAAGGGAATGATCCAAAGTTTTATTATTCCTGGGGGAAGTAGCACCAACAATGGAATTGGTAAAGCTACCAATGTGACACCAGATGCTTGGAATAAAAATTACCCAAATAACGGACGTTATGCTTACCAATTCCAATACAATCCTGGGGTTGTAGATATGGTGTACGCTGGCATGCAGAATGTAGACCCAGGGTTGGTGATGTCTGGTGTAAACCAGATTCCATTAATTGGTGCGTCTAATACATCTTCAAGTATTGATTTCGACATTATTATAAATCGTATGGCCGATATGAAATACATTCGATCTACCAATAAATCGGATGCTAGATTAAGCGATAATTATGTATATGGAAGAGCTGTTTCAACAGATGACTTGCAAAAAATTAGTGACAAAGGAACTATGTATGATTTAGAGTTTCTTTTGCAAACTCTTCTTGGTTATAAAACTAACTCTAAATTACGTGGGTTTACTTCTGATGTAGGATATATGGGAACATTTCCTGTAGAACTACACTTGGGTAAATCACTTCGATACATCGTTATCATTAACTCCTTAACTGTTAGCCACACTATTTTTACAAAAGATATGGTTCCCGTGTATACAAACGTTCACGTAAGTGCTGGCCGTATGCCTGACGTTGGTTTTAACAACTTAATTACCAACACAACTGCTTACCAAGCAGGCGTTAAGTAGCTAGGAGATTTTCAATGATTTATTCAGATAGTAGATACGCTGATGGGTATATTTACAAAGCCCAAAGACCTATTGACGGTAGTTACCAGATAAACGTAGACAGAGTATTTCCTACAATGACTGCAAACTTTTATTATTATGAATGGGTAGCAGGGGATCGAGTAGACACTGTTGCTTATTTCTCATATGGAAATTCTTCTCTATGGACTAGAATTGCTGACTTTAATCCAGAAATTTTAGATTTTACAAGTATTGCGCCAGGAACTACTATAAGGATTCCTTATGTCTAGTGTTAATGGTAAATGGCGTAGAGGTACGCTATATAAAGTAAGTTTTCCTACCTTGGCTACTTTAGATATCCAACCTAGACGTGTTGAATTGCTTCAATCTATCCACACGCATGAAATCCTTACTATGGAGTTTACAAATGCTCCAGATAATTACTTTCAACTATTAAGAACAGGTGTTCCTGTTCAGTTTGAGTATTCTCAAGGAACAATAACCAGTACTTTTTTTGGTGTAGTTTCAACAGTTACTAAACGTGTTGCGGGTCAACGTGTAAACGTAACTGAGGTTACTTGTATTGGTAGCACCTTTTCTTTAAAAGAACGTAAAAATAAAACTTATTACAACACCACAATCCCAGAGGCAGTTCACTCGATTGTTTCTGAATTTGGATTTAACTTTATTGGAGAACCACACCCAGTAAAATTTGATCAATTGAGTATTGCTGGACATTCTTATTGGGAATGGATTCAGGAATACGCTAAAAAAATTGGCTATGGTGTAGTAGTTATTGGTATGGATTTTATTTTTAAGCCTTTAGACAAAATTATTGATCAAAATATGACTAATGTACCTGTTCTTTCTTTCTTTGGTAAAGAAATGGGTATCAATAGTCAAATTTTTGATAGAACTTTAGACTCTTTTGAGGCGCTGAATGGTGAGCACGTAGAATACAGCCATTCACTTCGTACAAATAAAACTGTTGGTGGAGTAGACCCAATAAGTAGCACAATTGTAAATGCCACTTCATCTCCAAAAACAGTTGGAAAAAATATCAGAAAAGATGTAAATGATGTTTTATTTAACGAAGTTAGAAGTGACCAAGTAGTTACTAGTCACAATCTTGCTAAATCAATGTCTGACGGAGCAGCTCATAATGGTAGATTGAACACTCCTGCACGAGTTAAGTGTCAAGGAGATCCAAGAATTCGTCCTTATGCACCTGTATACATCCAGGGAACTGGCACTACTAGCGATGGTTACTGGATCTGCAAAGAAATTAAACATATGTTTGCCTACATAGGTGACTACCAAATTGAAATGACTGTGTACTCGGATGGTTTAGGTCCTGCAGCAGTAAGCACACTTCGACAAGGAACTGTGACTATCTCTGGGGTGGTAAACTTAACAGAGGCATTGAAGAATGGTGGAAAGAACCCCGCTAGTCCTTCTACAAAGAAAGTAACTCTTAAAGCAAAAACACCGTTAGTGTCTGCTTCTAAACAAGGGTTTAAGAGAACACCAGTAGCTTGGACCAGTAAAGGAGTTAAGGGACATAAATGAGTAACCAAATAACCAAAATCTCAGAAGTAGCTATTTCTCTTCCATTTACTATTACTCAGTTTGGTACTATTAACGCTACTACTGATCAAAATAAAATCTGGGCAGACAGAGTTTTATCTGTAATAGGCACTGGCTTCTATGAACGTGTTTTAAACCCTACTTTTGGTAGTACTATGTACACTGCTCTTTATAACAACACTGACTCAACTATTTCTAATAGTTCTGCAGTGGTACAAATTACTAACTCTATTAAAGATGCTTTTATTACTTTTCTACCTCTGTTATCTTTACAGGATGTTAAAGCTAACTTTGATTCAAACTTAGGCGTTCTGTCTATTGAAGTTATTTACCAACTTCCTAACCAGAAAACTTCTACGCTAACTGTTGGAGCGGTTAGCATTAATGGAAATACTCCTCCAACTGAAAGACGATAATGGCTAGTCAAAATAACATTCCAACTGCAATCGACTACACTTCTAGAGATTTTTACTCATTAAGATCGGACTTAATTGCTCGAGTTCAAGCACGTGTAAACGTTCTAGGTAAACAATGGAGTGCCACTGACCCAGCAGACTTTGGTGTTGCTCTAGTAGAAGCTTTTGCTCACGTAGGAGACTTAACTAGTCACTACTTAGACCGAGTGGCAAATGAATCATTCCTAGAAACAGCTGTTCAAAGACAAAGCCTTTTAAACATTGCAGATATGTACGGCTATAGTCCTTCGGGATACCGCCAAGCTTCTGTTTCTCTAACGTTTAGCAATACTACTAGCAATGTAGTTACAGTACCTGCAGGCACGTTACTTTCTATTGATATCGTAACTAACAATGGTGTCTCTCAAACTACCGCAACACTTTTCTTTACAGTAACTGATGATGTTATTATTGCTGCGGCTTCAGGCGGAGTTGCGGGAACTGCTGTGGGTCAAGCCACTCACGGAGAGACCTCAGACTCTTTAGCAAAAAATGCTGCTGATGGAGCAGACTCTACAGACATTGCTGGTGAGTTACTAGGATTCTCTAATGGTTATGGAAATCAAGTATTTCAGTTAGAGTACAATCAGGTAGTTGATGACAGCGTAACTATCTACGTTAAAACTGGAGATTTTTATACACCTTGGAATCAAGTTAAAAATCTGTATGACTATGATGGCACTAGTGCTGTATACACGCTTACTACAGACTCAAACAACTACGTTTATGTAACTTTTGGTGATGGTGTTGGTGGAGCAATCCCAACCCTAGGTGAACCAATTAAAGCTGTGTATACAATTGGCGGCGGTTTAGTAGGAAATATTACTAGTGGCTATCAATTTACTGCGCTAAGTGTGCCTGCGACTAGCGGGCTTACGTTGTCAAGTATCAGTGGCGTAACTATCTACAATAGTTCTGCTGCGACTGGTGGTGAAGACCCAGAATCTGATGACAGTATTAGAAAAAATGCTCCAAGAGCTTTAAAGGCGCTTAACCGAGCAGTTACTCTAAAAGATTACGCTGATTTGGGTTTATCAGTTGCAGGGGTAGGCAAAACTTCTGCTTACGCAACTAGTCCAAATGCCATAACTCTTTACGTAGGCCCTCAAATATCGGACTCTTCTCCAGAGTACTACCCTGGATATGATGCAACTAATACTACTATCAGCACAACTTGGTATAACTTACAATCAGCTGTCGCTAACTATATTTCTGATAAAACTCAAATTGGCACAACAGTAACTATACTTCCTCCTGTTTATACACCAATTGTTATAACAGTCAATTACACCAAGAGTTCTCAGTATTCTGATGACAGTATTATTTCTGCTATTAAGTACGCAATTGTCTTTTTGCATGGTTACAACTACATTAATTTTGACCAGGTTATTTACCCAGGGCAGTTAGAAAGTGCGATTAACGCAATCAACGGAATTGTTTCTTCTAAAGTAACTGGACTTTATAGATATGGCACTACTCCTGGAGTAAACACACTTAAGCCTGCTACTGGAGAAATCTTTGTATTCTCAGATGCAAATCTCTCCGTCTATCCTATTGCAGGTTTATCTGCGCTTACTTCCAGCTCAGGTACTTTAAGTCCAGCATTTACTACTGGAACTTCTAGCTACATTATTTCTGGAGTAAGTACCTCCACGATTACAATTACCCCTACAGTAGCTGTTAGTGGATCCACCGTTACTGTTAATGGTGCATCAGTAACTAGTGGTTCTGCAAGTTCTAGTATTTCTACACCAACTGGTTCTACCACCGTAATCACTGTAGTAGTCACTTCTGCTGATACTACAGTAAATAACACTTACACCTTAAAGGTAACTAGGTAATGATTAAAGACGAGTTTGGCAACAGACGGTACTTTGGTATTTACCGAGGAGTGGTAGTAAACAATCTTGATCCACTAAATAGAGATAGATTGCAGATCAAAGTCCCTCAGGTATTTTCTGATGAGGTACTTGGTTGGGCCTGGCCTAGAGAATCCTCATCTATTAAGCTACAGGTTCCTGCAGTAAACCAAGGTGTTTGGGTAGAGTTTGAGGGTGGGGATCCTTCTTTTCCAGTATGGGTAGGTACATTTGGAAAAGTAGTAGATGGATCTACGCACGTAGTAATCTCTACACCAGATAGTATTCCTACGCCGCTTGTTTCCACTACTTCGGTAGATGGAAATCTTCAATTAGATTTAGTTTCTTCGTTAGTTTCATTAGCTAATTACGTTACTGATTTACAAGGCAGAATAGCTGCACTAGAAGCGTACAATACGCTAAACCCGTAGTTCAGCAGGTTTAAGTACGGTTTATCCGTCAAAATAGATATTGATTAGGAGAGTGTTGCATGGCAGCGTCATACCCAAATGGAGTTAAAACCTTTGTTGAAAAGGTAGACAATCAAGACCCAGTTATTGCGTCTGACGTTAACTTGGTGTACGAAGAAGTAACTGCTATCGAAACAGTGTTGGGGACTACCCCAGCTACTTCTCTTGGTTGGTCTGGGTCGTTTACCCAAGGAACCACGTCCTGGAATAACGTTGCTAGCCGTCTACAAAATATTGAGTATGGATTAAATGTATCCTACAACCAAAGAGTAGACACTTCAGGCGGGTCCACAGTTTCTAATTCTGGATCCGTAGTAGGTTTAAAATTTACGCCTGCTTCTGGCGCTACTGGTAACTTAGTTGATTTTAATAATTCGTCTGGTACAGCTATTACATCAATTGGTAAAGATGGGTACATCTTAGTTATTGATGGAGGAACTCCCTAAGGAGTTATCTTATGGGTATTTTTAATACATTTGGATATGGTGATGGTACCCTTTACGGTATTAACTCCCGTATTGAGTACTCAGTAGCACCATTTACTGCTACTGCTATCGATTACGCTAGAGATAGCTTTAATATCCCACATCCTATTGTGGCAATTACTTGGGCAACTCCTTCAGGTGTAGTCGAAGGTTTTAGAATTGTACGTAATCAAGATGGCTATTCAGAAACTCAAGAAGATGGCCACATTATCTATGAAGTTTATGGTGCTGCTCCAACTGTAAATTCAATTTATGATCAGTATAATAGCGTCCCAATAACTAGTGGGCAATACGCTTTTTATACCGTTTGGATTCTTAGAGCAGACAATACTTGGTTTCCAGCAGATCATACTTATTGCTTAATTCCAAAAGAACACATGACTCTTACTCCTGAAAAAGTTGTGCTTGAAAGTGCCCAAGATAAGTTTGTTGGCTTATTGCCTAAAGTATACACTTCTCAAGAGCAAAGTTATGTAGATGCTATTGATCCAAATTCAGATATTTACGCATTTCTTGGTGGCTTTTCATTTACCTATGATGAATGGTTAACTTACGCTGATTTACTTCTTCCAAGAATACTTGGTAAGCCTGACAGCCCAGAATTTATTTCTGCACATATCAAAGAAGTAGGCATGCCACAGGAGCCAACTTTGGGGCTACGTACTCAAAAAAGACTTCTTCGTCAAGCTATTAACTTGTACAAATCTAAGGGAACTTTAAACGGTGTTCACCTATTTGCTGAAACACTAAGTGGATTTTCTACAAATGTAACAACTTCTCCCAATGTACTTGTTGACTCTCAAAATAGTTCTTTCTATAAAGGTGTGGGTAATTGGGTAGGAACAAATGCTGCCATTACTGCAGCTACAGACCTGGCTCCTAACCAACTAGAGACCTACGCCGTTGACCGTACTTATGCGGGAAAGGTAATTACTTCAGCAAGTAATGGCTATGTAACCAACGGATATTCAAATGTTATAACTACAGGCACCCCTGTAAATCCTGGTACTTCGTATACATTTTCTTATTACGTAACCGCACCTTCAAATACGTCAAATGTTACCCCACAGATTACTTGGTATGACCATTCTGGAGCAGTGCTTGAAGTAACTAACGGAACTGCACATGCTGCAACTAACCAATGGGTTAAATACAGTTTTTCCCATACTTCTAAAGGGTTATCTGTAGGAGTTACAAACACTCAAGTAACCTCAAACGTAGCTACAGTTACTGTAGGCGCTGGGCACCCATTTAGTACTGGAAATACAGTAATTTTAACTAATTTGGGCTACCCATATAACGGTACGCACACGATTACTGGTACCACCAGTACTACAATTTCTTTTACTGTAACTGGTCCTGATAAGGCTTCAACTGCAGTTTATGGTACTGCTTCCGAACCTCTTGCGGTATTTGCTGGTATTAAATTTACTTTTGCTACTGCAGGAACCTACTATATTGACCAGCTTCAACTTGCAGATTCTACAGACTCCAGATCTACTAATTACTATGAAGCTCGTGCTGTAGAACTTTACTTTTCTCCTACAAAAATTAACTATTTAGAAAATCCATCGTTTGTGGAGATAACTGACTCAGACGATTATGACTGGACATTTACTGGTCAAACTGCAATTGACTATGTAAGTCCTACAACTGTTCCTGGTATTCTTGACAGTTCTGAAATGGTAGAAGTAACCACAAGTTCTACTACTCCTCTACTTATTCAAACTTATACGGACGCAGTTCCTTCTAATTCTTACTATACGTTTAGCGTTTATGTGAAAACACTTTCTGGTTCTGAAACACTCACTTTTGGTATTCAAGTTGTAGATTCTTCTGGAACTGTTTTAACTGAAAATGGGCTAAATGTAGAAGCTGCTTATACTCCGATTCCTTCAGTTTCTACAACTTGGACTAGGTATCAAGTTACCGTGTTTGCTCCTTTAACTGCTGGGACTATTTATCTTATTCCTTACATTTCAGGTAACACTACTGGCAACACTTTAGCTATTGATGCGGCTCAAGTTGAGGCTGGGTATACTGCAACAGATTATTTTGATGGTAGCTATATTGGTCGTGGGGCTTTCTGGCTTGGAGATGCACACGATTCAGAGTCAATGTTGTACGCTAATCTCGCAACTAAATTAGGTCGTTTGCAAGCAGAACTAAAGAACTACCTGCCAATTAATACTCCGTATATTTTGACTATTGGTGACCCAACAAATAAAACACTAGAAAGTTCTGGTTTTTCATCGTAGGATAGTCACATGGACTATTTAATCGATGTAATTTTAGTTGGATCAGCTACGTACTACGTTACGGAACTTCTTACCTCATTCTGGCAAGCAAACAGGTTGTTAAAGACAATCATAGACATGCTGCTTGCATTAAGCGCAGGATTTTTTTTGTATCCGCATTCCTTTTTTGGATTAGTCCTTTTTTGTTCAGGAAATCTTGTAGCTTCTATTTTGCGTCTTGCAATTGATGTAGTAACATCTAAACCTCAAACAGTTACTCGTCAAAGGAATTTTTAGTGAACCTATCGCCTTCTGAACAGGCGGTATTTGATGCACTCAAAAGTAAGCGGGATCGTTGGGGCGATATAAACGTCACCATGATCGATCTTGGTATACTTACTGGATTTGGTCGCACCAAGTTATCGCAAACCGTGTCTACCCTAAAACAAAATGGGGTTATTCAGGTTACCCGTACTAAACGCAATTACGGTAAGTTATTTACTAATCGCTATCGCATTGTTGAACGAACATCAACAGACAGTAGTACAGATAAAAAAGAAATTAATAATAAATCTATATCTATCTATCTAGCTAACAATGTCAGCTGTGGATGTTCGGATCCAAATTGTAAAGGAAGTGTTATGAATAAGTGGCAAGACGAAGATGACTTTGGAGCAGTAGGTCTCTTTGAGGGAGAAAAGCAACAGAAAGCTGTAAGCAAGAAAGACCCTAAGACTAGACACCTTCGCCCTCAGGAGGAGTGGACTAGCGCTGATGTGGCATCAGAGTTTGGGGCTAAACTTCGCTCTAAATTTAACCACATTCCTGGATTGGTTAACGTGGCCAACCTTCGACCTATTTTGGCAAAGTACCGTAAAGAATATGGTCTTACTCCTCTTGTGGAGCTAGAAATTATGGAAATGATGTTCGGAGATAACCGCATACTTGACAGGATCAAGAATGAACCACATAATGCTTATAGAGTGTTTCTAAAGATGCTCAGTACGCACCACAATCAAGCTCTATCAAATCTTGGTTTAGCTGATGTAGACCAATCGGAACCAGAACTCTACGTATACGCCTCAGATGGAACTAAATTTGACAACTCCATGATGGGTAGGGCAGACTTACGTGAGTACGAAGCTTCGTTAAAGTAAAGCAAGTCAGAAAGGGAAAAAATGACTTACGATGTACAAACTCTTAACTCTCTAAAAAAGAGCTGGATTGTATCGACATCTAACATTCCACATCGTTTTATGGGACTAGAACCGCAGGATATTATCAATGATCTGGGCTCCTTTCCTAAGGAGATCACTAATTGGTTAGAGAAGATCTACGCAAATAAAGTGATTAAACGTAGTGGAGGACTTGGCACTACTGGCGTTGGTTTGTTATTCGATGGAGGACCAGGACTGGGGAAGACTACTCACGCAGTCACTACCATCATGGAACTAATCAGGAACATGCCAGAAAAGGATGAAGAAGTTGCAGAACTGTTTAAGTACACTCTGTCTAACTTAAGTCGTAAATCACGTCCTATTTACTACATGACTTTTCCAGAGTTTATCTCTCGTAAGAAAGCTCTTATGGAGGCAGACCCAGATGTAAAGCAGAATCTTTTTCAAGAAATGGAAGGATTCCATGGTCGTGCAAAAGACGATATGCTAAACGTACGTGTCCTTGTTCTTGATGACCTTGGCAAGGAATACGGTTCGGAGTATAACAACGCCGCATTTGACGAAGTTCTTCGTTCCAGGTATGATAAAGGTCTACCAACAATAATCACAACAAATGTGCTTCGTAATGACTGGGAGCGTCAGTACGGAGCAGCGATGGGAAGTTTCGCCTTCGAAGCCTTTCATCGAGTTGCTATCCTAGGAAAGGATCTACGGAAATGACGAAAGAAGTAGCAATGGAAATCGACTGGCGTGTAGTGCAGTTCTTTATCTCTGAAGACGGCGTTGCAGAAGCCGAGGTTGATTCTGAAAACCCAAACCGTGTACGTTGCAGTTGCCAGAGGTTCTCTGTTCGGGGACGTTGCAAGCACGTAACGTACATCAAGGAAAAGATGGCTGAAAATGAGGGACACTACCAAATTAAGGTTCCTTATGAAGTGCCTGACGATGAAGCTATCTTAGCCATCTCTACCGCTAAGCGTTTCCGTGACTTTATTCTTAAGTACGGAACAGTAATCTCCATTGATTAATGGGGATATCTCTAACGAGACTTCTCCACGCATCATCGTTGTAGTAGACGTTGTTGCTGAGACAGACCTTGTAGAGAACCGCAAGTTATTTCGTTCCACCACTGAACGCAAAATCACCAAGCTAAATAACCAAGCTTTAGCGCATCTTTGGATGAAAGCAGATAGATTTGGTCTATCTGTGGAAATGGCTGGTTTTGCGGATCAGGGGTGGGAGGAAGAACATCTTTCATATCTAATGGATAAATTAGATAGGCGTGGTGGTAATCCATTCAACTACGCAGAACTTTACACAAGCATTGAAGATTTTATAAGTGAACTTCCTTATCGATCAAACCTAAAAGGTGTGATAGATTTGCGAAGTAGGGTTGCACGATACGGTTCCTGGGGAATTGAATTAGACAATCTATAAAGATAAAAGGGGCATAACATGGCAGCAGATAACGAGTATCGTTTAGTAAGTAAGGTCATCTATGACCGCAACATCATTCCTGTTCTAGAACGTGGAATTAAAGATGATTGGTTTGTAGACGATGACCTGCGCCGTGTCTGGAAGTTTCTTCGTGACCACTACACTACTTATCGTGAAGTACCTACGATTGTCAGTGTCAACGACCACTTCCCAAATTTCCGTGCCCTAAAGGTAGAGGACACCATCGATTACTTGATCGATACGATGGTGGAATTTCGACGTAACTTCTTAACTCGTAATGGTGTACAAGATGTTGTACAACTTATGGCACAAAATGACCATGAAGCGACTATTGCTGAAATGTCAAAGGTCATTGCCAAGATTAACGAACAAGGTGTAGTAGGCACTACCCATATTGACTTGACCAAAGACCCTGACAAATTTTGGGAAGAGTACCAGAACGTACAAAACTCCAAGATGCTTGGGGTTCCTACTGGCTTCCAAAAGATTGATGAAGCTACTGCAGGATTGCAGGGCGGTCAGTTAATTACCGTTATTGCTCCACCAAAGACTGGTAAATCACAGATTTGCCTACGAATGGCCGCTAACGTGCACGAAGCTGGGCTGGTTCCTATGTTCCAATCCTTTGAGATGAATAACCACGAGCAGACCCAACGATACTTGTCAATGTCTGCTAACGTCTCTAACTCTCGTTTACGGCAGGGAAAACTAAAGTCTGACGAAGAAGACCGACTAATCACTTTAATTGATGATCTAAAGGACCGCCAACCATTCCACTTCGTAGACGCAGTTAACGGTCTTACTGTAGACTCCCTGATGGCTAAAGCAGACCAACTAAAGCCAGATGTTCTATTTGTTGACGGTGTGTACCTAATGCTTGACCAAGTTACTGGTGAGGCAAACACTCCACAAGCGTTAACTAACATTACTCGTGCGCTAAAGCGTGTAGCACAACGGCTAAACATTCCTGTCATTATTTCTACCCAGACTCTTCTCTGGAAGATGAAAGGTGGAAAAGTTTCTGCTGACTCTATTGGTTACTCGTCTTCGTTCTTCCAAGACTCGGATGTAATTCTTGGTCTAGAACCTATTGAAGAAGACGACTCTCAGAGGTTGCTAAAAGTAGTACAGGCACGTAACTGTCCTCCTAGTGAAACTTCTATAACATGGAAGTGGGAGCATGGCTGCTTCCACGATGAGAGTAAAGAATCTGACTGTAAGTTCTGTAACCCACGTCAACCATGGAGTGGACGATGATCTTAGATATCCCCGATGTATTAGACGCATTGGGACTTGACTACACCGAGCGTGGCGTTGAAGCTAATGCTCTGTGTCCAGGACATCTAGCTCGTACAGGAAAATCAGACAACTCTCCTTCTTGGTGGGTTAACCTTGAGACTGGGCAACACATTTGTTTTTCTTGTGGCTATAAAGGAAACATTCTTCAACTTGTTTGCGATGTTAATGAGTTCTACATTAAGAGCTGGGGCAATCAGTTTGGTTATGATTACGGTGCTGCAGAAACTTGGATTGCCACTGTATCTGAAATGCCTATCGAGCGTCTTGCTGAGATGGTTCGTAAACTACCTGAGTATGTTGGACCAGCTCCTAAGCCATTAGAGATGTCTGAGTCCCGTCTTGCTGTGTTTGTTACTCCTCCAGAAGAAGTATTGCAGTCCAGAAATATTACAGAAGATTCTGCATCAAAATACGGAATACTTTGGGATACCAAAACTAACACCTGGATTCTTCCTCTTCGTGAACCCCACTTTAACCGCTTGATGGGGTGGCAAGAAAAGGGTACAGTACACCGCACATTCTTTAATCGACCAGCAGGTTTAGTTCGATCTAAGACACTCTTTGGTATTGAAAACCAGACTGAGGATGTAGTGGTAGTAGTAGAGTCTCCTTTAGACTGTGCTCGGGTTTATTCTGCTACAAATATTGCTGCAGTAGCTACTTGTGGGTCTTCTTTGTCAGAGGACCAGATTAAACTTATTAGGTACTCAAAAAAAGTTATTGCTGCTTTTGACAACCCTAACTTGGATAATGCAGGAAAAAAAGCAAGCAAAGAAATGCTTGAATGGTCTCGTAAATACGGTTTAAATTTGTTCTTTTTCAACTATGGTAGTAGTAGTAAGAAAGACCCTGGAGACATGACCAATGAAGAAATTCTTTGGGGTATAGACAATGCTGTTTCAGCACTATACGGAGAACTAGCCTATGTTCAAAGGGACTCTAAAGCCCTACCAAGTTGATGCCGTTGATAAGATGGTTGCTTCAAAAGCAACTCTTGTAGCTTATGAAATGGGTCTAGGCAAAACTCCTATGACCATTGCCGCAATTGAAAATCTCAGAGAACAAAGCCACATAACTGACACTGTTCTTGTTCTTTGTTTGGCATCACTTAAGTACCAATGGAAAAAAGAAGTAGAAAAGTTTACAGACAGAACTGCTCTAGTTATTGATGGCACTGTAAGTCAGCGGCATAAGCTTTACGACCAAACCAAAGACTACGATTACATAGTTATGAACTATGAGCAGGTAGTTAACGATTGGGATATTCTACAAACTAAAAACTTTGCTGCAATCGTGTGTGATGAAGCTACTGCGATTAAAGGCTTTAGAGCTAAAAGAGCTAAAAAAGTAAAGCAACTATCTAAAAAAATACCTATTAGGTTTGCTCTTACTGGTACTCCAATAGAAAACGGTAGACCAGAAGAACTATTCTCCATCATGGAGTTTGTTAATCCTAAAGTATTAGGAAGATTTGATTTATTCGATAAAACATTTATCGTTAGAAATCATTTTGGCGGTGTACAAAGATACCGAAACTTACCGACTCTCCATAATGCACTGATGGAACACACGGTACGCAAATCTCAAAAAGATGAAGATGTTAAACCATACCTACCAGATGCAATCTATAGAGAACCAATCACCGTTAAATTAGATGGTGCTAGTCAAAAACTGTATAACTATATAGCAGCTGATCTTTTAACACTCCTTCAGGAAGCAAGTGAAAGTTTTGGTTCTTCTTTTAACCTGGCCGCACATTATGGTCAGAGCTATGATCCAGGTGATCCAGCCAATGAAATGCGGGGGCAAATTATGTCTCGTATTGGTGCAATGAGAATGCTGTGTTCCAGTCCAAATGTGTTGGTGTCTAGCTTTAAAAATTTTGATAACCATACAGGTAAAGGAAGTGCTTACATTCACTCCTTAGGAGATCTTCTTCATGGGATAACTAAGACCCCAAAGTTAGATATCACCATGCGGTATCTAGAAGACCATTTAGAAATTGACGATACGTATAAAGCAGTTGTTTTTACTTCTTATCTTGACTCAGTATCAGAGCTTGTTGATAGACTAAACGCTAAAGGCTATGGCGCAGTGGCATATACAGGGGAAATGAATGCTGTTAAAAAAGAAGATGCAAAAGTTAAGTTTCAAACTAGGGCACATATTCGTGTCCTTGTTAGCAGCGATGCTGGTGGGTATGGTGTTGATTTACCACAAGCTAACCTCCTTGTTAACTATGACCAACCTTGGTCTTCTGGCATGGCGGTTCAAAGAAACGGCCGTATTAAAAGAGCGTCATCTACATGGGAAACAGTAACTATTCAAGATATTTTGATTAAGGATTCCATTGAGCAAAGACAATACGATATGCTCAAACAAAAGATCAGTATTGCAGATGCAATTCTTGATGGTGAAAATATAAATAGCCAAGGTGGAGTTGACTTAACTGTAGGTAGCCTGATAGGATTCATATCTAATAAGCTAATTTAGGAGGCAAAATGGCAAAAGGAAATAACGGTAAGCCCGCAGTACCAGTAAAGAGTGGCCCAGACCGTCCAAATGGTAAAGCTTTTAAGAAGCACCCAAAGATGTTCGATCCTGCTAAACGTAAGTTGGTGTCAGCCTAATGGCAAATCGTGTTGAAGAAGAACTTCGTGAGTTCTCAGATCCTAATGATATTAGCTCGCAAATTCGTGAGTACATCAAGATAAAAGCCACCATGACTTCTATGGAGTCTCGTTCCAAAGAACTTCGTGACATTCTTATGGCACAAATTGATTCTGAAGGATACGAAGATAACAATGGTAATCTACAACTAGACTTTGAATCTCCGATTGATGGGGTTGTTCGTTTAGAAAAGCAACGCCGTACATCTCGCAGTCTAAATGAAGATATTGCTATGGAGATTCTTGAAGCAAAGGGTCTGGTAGACGATTTAACAAAGTTAGTTCGTGTTGTAGATGAAGAAGCTGTCATGGCAGCTCTTTACGAAGACAAGCTAACCGAAGAGGAACTTGACAGTATGTTTCCTACGGTAGTAACATGGGCTCTACGTACACCAAAGAAGTAGGTAACTATGCGCAATCCAGAGGACATTCTCAAGACATTTGAAAATCTTGATAAAGTACCTGGATCCAAACGTGTTCGTCGTGAAAGCTCACCTGTAGCTGATCAACGGCGTAAACGTATCCTGGACGATGAGACTAATGGCTGGGATTCAAATCCAGTTATTAAAAGCCTACGTGGACAGGAAGTTGAATTTTTTACCATTAACTCTTTAGCAACTGCTTTAGAAAAAAGTGTAGTTAGTATTCGTCTATGGGAGAAAAAAGGCTTTATTCCTAAAGCTCCTTATCGTTTGCGTTCTAAGACACTTAATGGTAAAAAGGTAGAAGGTAATCGTGCTTACACACGAGACCTGATTGAAGTAGCAATAGAAGAATTCTCACGGCGTGGACTTTTAGGCTCCGCTCGTGTAGAATGGAAAAACCATGATGATCTAACTGACGCTCTAGTAAAGCGTTGGAAAGATATAGTGGGTAACTGAGGGCCATCTGGCCTCCGATAAATTGGACGTAAGTCCCAACTGAAAGAACAACACACTATGAAAAACCCAGCAGTAAATTCCTCATCGTACCTTGATGAAGACCTAGAAGACGAGTTCGTACAGGACTCCCCTACTCTATCGGCCAAGCACGGCACCACCGTTCAGGCTGGATGGGGTGCAGCTAAGGCTGCCCTAAAGCCAAAGGAAAAGACTTCGGCTTACCCTACTAACTTCCGTTTTAGTGAGCAGGCTACTCTAGTACGCTTCCTAGACAACGAGCCATTTGCCGTTTATGACGAGCACTGGGTTGACCGCACTGAGGGTCGTCGTTCGTTTGTTTGCTTGGGTGAAGATTGCCCACTATGTACTATCGCAAACCAGAAGCCTCGTGCTAAGTTCTCTTTCAACGTAATGGTTGTAAGTGATGGAGAGCCAAACGTTCAGATTATGACCGTTCCTCCTACCTTTGCACGTCAGCTAGAGTCCGCTAACGATGACCCACGTCGTGGCCCACTAACTAAGTTTTACTGGGCTCTAAGCCGCATCGGTGTTGGTCGTGACACCCAGTACAACCTTGACCGTGTTCGTGCTACCGATCTTGCAGAAGATTGGGAGCTAGACGCTGACGTTCTAGACGAGGCAGCTGCATCGGCTAAGCGTTACGATCTTAGTACTGTCTACGTAAGCCCCTACGAGGACGTACTTGAGGTAGCAAAGTCAATCGCAGGCTAAGCTAAAACCAATTAGGGGGCCAAGATTATTACTCTGTCTTGGCCCCCTATAATTTTCTAATGGGGCAAAACATGAATATTATTACTACCAAAGACCAGCTACAAGAGTTTGTAGAGTACTACGAGAACGTAGACGCATTTGCATTTGACGTAGAGACTATCGGTGAAGATCGTCTTTACCCTGTAATTAATGATGTCTGCTGGATATCCTTTGCTACTGAGGGACGCACAGATGTCATTCCTATGGGTCACCCCAATGGCTCTTTTGAAGATTGGGATAAGCCTCTTCTTTTAGAGGGTCAGCGTCGCCTTGAATCAGGCAAACCTATTACAGACGCTCACTATTCAAAAGATCAGCGTAAGTGGGAGGCCAAGTTTGGCCCTGCCCCAGAGCAGTTACTTCCTGGAGAAGTATTTGCAGCTATTAAGCCAATTATGTTTAGCGATAAGTTAAAGATTGCCCACAATGCTAAGTTTGATCTTAAGTCAGTAGCTAAATACTTCCGAGGACGAGTTCCTTCAAAACCTTACTTTGACACTCTCACCGCATCGTTTATCATTAACAACTTGAACAAGAACTCTTTAGGACTTAAAGCGTGTGTTCAGCGTGAACTAGGTGTAGAAATGGAAAAGGGTGTAGGAGAGAACGTTGCTCTGCACTCTTTTGAAGAAGTAGCAAACTATTCTGGTATTGACTCTGCACTTACCTGGGAGCTGTACAAAGCTCTTGCACCAAAGATTACTGGCAACCTCCAGAAAGTTTGGAAGCTAGAGATGGATGTGTTAGCTGCTTTGTGTGACATGGAGCTAACTGGTGCTTACATCGACCAAGATGTGCTGAACAAACTGTCTACTCAAATTAACGATGACAAAGAATTGGCAAAAGCCAAGGCGTTTAAAGTCGCTGGTGAACCTTTTGCAATCAATTCAGTTCCTACTAAACAACGCCTCCTATTTACTACCCAGGATGGCGCTAGTAGGCCAAGAATCGTTCCAAATACCAAGTTCAAGAATGTGCTCACAACTAAGGGGTTTGAGGCTCAAAAGGCTGGTCAGACCCTTACAGAAAGCCACTACTCAGTAGGAGCTGAAGCTCTAGAATACTACCGTGGTAAGGATGACTTAGTTGATGCTTTACTAGAATATGCTGACTTAAATAAGCTTATGACTACCTATGTAACCCCATACACTGGCGGTATGGTAGAGCGTGAAACCAACGGCAAGAAGACTCTTATTGAAAAGAAGTCGTTGCTTATTAATGGGCGTGTTCACACCAACTTTAAATCCCATGGAGCAGAGACTGGTCGTTTTTCTTCAAGTGAGCCTAACCTGCAAAACATCCCATCTTCTGGTGAATATGGAAAACTAGTTCGTAATCTTTTTGTTGCCCCTCCAGGACACAAATTAATCGTTGCTGACTACTCGCAGATTGAGCCACGAGTTATCGCTAGTTTTGCTAATGACCCAGTTCTAGTAGACAACTATCTGACTGGTGGGGACATCTACACCACCATCGGTAACACCATGGGCGTTGACCGTAAAGCAGGTAAAGTTCTAGTTCTTGCTATTTCATACGGTGTTGGACCTGACAAGATTGCCGCATCAATTGGCTGTACTCTCAAGGAAGCTAAGGATCTACTTAGTCGCTTTGAGAAAGAGTTTTCCTCTATTGCTAAATACAAAGCCAAGGTAATTCGTATGGCTAAGCAGGCAGGGTCAGTCCCGTATGTTGAGACTCTATTTGGTCGTCGTCGCTACATCCCAGACCTACTGAGTAGGGATACTGGGCTTCTATCTCGTGCAGAACGCCAAGCGTTTAACACGATGATTCAGGGATCTGCAGCAGACATTATGAAACTTGCGTTGGTACGTGCTCATTCATGTTTTACAGATGAGCCAAATATTAACGTAGTTTTGACTGTTCACGATGAATTGGTAACTATTGTTCCTGAAGATCGTGCAGAAGAAGCAGCAGAAGCTATTCGTGAATCAATGGAAGGAATCAAATTGAAAGCGATTAAAGTACCACTAAAAGCAGAAGTCTACGTTGTAGACAAGTGGGGAGAGGCAAAGTAATGTTTAAGCGTAAAAAGCGTAACAAGATGGATCTGAGCATAGCCGAGATGAGCAGTCGTGTTCGTGGCTTTCTTCTAGATTCACAATTCCCAGAGGCATATGAATTAAGCGTCTTAATGGGTTGCTCTGTAGTAAGTGAAGAGATTGCAGCACATGAAGAAGAAGATAGTGAAGACCGTGTAGAGCGGGTTGCCTCTCTTATTCCAATCCTTTACGCCTACTCCCACACCATTTCTGAAGGAGCAGTAGAATACCAACGTAAGAATATTGATGAGAGTCTAAAGGCATTTCCAGAAGAACTATGGACTGCTGCTCGTCGCATTCTTGAACAGGTAACTATGTCTGTACTTCTAGGTGCTGTCTCACAGCTTGTAGATATGGAATTCCTTAAATTGACAGGAGAGAAATAATGTTAGCTAAATTTGATGGCAAGTGCGGTGCTTGTTATGACCCTTTTTACGAAGGAGATAACATTGATTACGACCAATTTTTTCAAAAGTGGGTACATCCTGATTGCAAGACGGAGGGCTTTTAATGAGTAACGCAGACTGGTTTTCACGTAAGTTAGGAAACCCCCAACCAGTACAACAGGGGCGTCCTACAAACATGCCTCCTATGCCTCCTTCACAACAACCTATGCAGCCGATGCCCACGTTTCAACAGCCGCCGCAAAGCAAGGCGCAGAGTGCTAACTCGTATGATACGTGTCCTGACTGCGGGTCAGGCAATTACATGGCTGCAACTCCTCAAGTTGCAAAGCGTTGCTATGACTGTGGGTATCCCGTACAACAGTCTGGCTCACGTTTCGGCTCACTCGCTGGTGCGCACACTGAGGGTGCTGCTAAAGCTTCGATGGGTAATGACTCAACCAGCAACTGGAACCCACAGGGAATTATTGGACGTATTGACTAATGAATAAAAAACCTTTTAATAAAGATCTTTATGATAAAGATGACAGTGCTAAATACCAAGTCATTAAGTGGTTACGAAACAATGGTCATGAAGCTCAAGTAAACCCTGAGCGGTATGGTATTGACGTACTTGCTTCTAAAGCTCAACAAGAGTATCAGTATGAAGTAGAAGTAAAGCACAACTGGAAGGGAGTTACGTTTCAGTATGACACTCTGCACTACTCAGATCGCAAGCGTAAATTCTTAACTAATCCAAGTAATACTTTTTTTGTCACGTTAAACCATGACCGTACACACGCTCTATTAGTTCCAGGTTTGATTTTGTCAACAGCTCCTACTATTATTAAAGATACGATCTACACCCGAGGTGAAAAGTTCATTGAGGTCAAAGTGTCAGATTGCACCATCATCCCCATGCCAGAGTTGGAAGAACTAGATGTCGAATAGCCTTGAGTACACCCAGGGTTACAATGCTGGTATTTACCAATCAGCACATGTTTTACAAACCTTAGCACAAGATATAAGAGACCTTAAAGGACCTCACTCTAAAGACGCAAAGTTCCTAGAGGATATTTCTAACATGCTTACTAATGACTTTATTGAAATGGAAAAGAAATGATTAACGCCGAAGCTCGCAAGATCATGGCCCAGATTAACAAAAAGCTGGGTAACGATGTAGTAGTCATGGGTGGAGATATCCGCACAGACCTCATCCAGAGGGCTACAACTGGCTCTACAACCCTTGATTACGTATTTGGTGGAGGATTTCCTACTAACCAATGGAACGAGCTACGTGGAGAGCCTAGCCATGGCAAGACCGCTCTTGCTCTAAAGACTATTGCTGCAAATCAAGCTAAAGACCCAGAGTATATTGCTGTTTGGGTAGCTGCAGAACAATGGGTACCTGAATATGCTGAAATGTGTGGAGTGGATACTGACCGTGTCATTGTTATTGAAACCAATATTATGGAAGAAGCTTACGACGCAGTCTTGGCTTTTGCTGAATCAAAGTCAGTCGATGCTATCGTTATTGACTCTCTTCCTGCCCTAGTTCCAGGTCCTGAGAACGAAAAGAATATGGATGAAATGACTGTAGGTCGTGGAGCCCTTCTTACAAATAAGTTCTTCCGTAAGGCGGGTGCCGCAATGAAGCGTAGTCTTACTGAGAATGAACGTCCTATTCTAGGCATTATCATTAACCAATACCGTAGCAAGATTGGTGTGATGCACGGAGATCCACGCACTACCCCAGGTGGTCAAGGTAAAGACTATGCTTACTTTACTATCTCCGAAGTTCGTCGTGATGAATGGATTGAAGAAGGCACGGGAGTAAACAAGGTACGTGTAGGACAGCGTATCAAGGTACGTGTTATTAAAAATAAGACTGCTCCTCCACACCAGACTGCCTACATTGATTACTACTTTAAAGACTCTAATATCTTTACCGCTGGTGACTTTGATATAGCTAAAGAAGTTGCGGCAATGTGCATTACTCTAAACGTAGTTGATCGTAAGGGTGGCTGGGTTTACTATGGTGAACGTAAGTGGCAGGGTCTAGAGAACTTTGCAAATTCTGTACGTGAGGAACTTGACTTACAGGATGAACTGCGTAAACTAGTACTTACTAATACCAACACACCGATGGGAGTTGAAGACGATGGGGAAGATGAATAACCAGTATCTAGAGGCTAATGAAGCCGAGTACGATAAGTACGTAGAGGCAGAACGTGAAGCTCTACGTAAAGAAGGAGCAGAAGAACTCCGACAGAGTATCATCAATGATATTAATATCGAACTTAGCTGGAAAACCCAAGATGAGGGATTTATTGGCGGGCTACATTGGGTACTAGATAAGTTGAACGGTATCCACCGCTAATGAAATCAGAAGGCCAAAAGCAGTCCCAGAAGCACGAAAAACGTATTGCTAAGGAGATCGGCGGCTCCCGCACTGCGGCTTCTGGGGCCTTTTGGTCTCGTAAAGGAGATGTGCGTAACTCCGAACTACTCGTTGAGCACAAATGGACAGGGAAGAAGTCCAAAACTATCACAGCAGCAGAACTAGAAAAAATTTCAACGGAAGCCATCATGGACGGACGTATGCCTGTCTTTGGTATACACCTAAACGGAGAAGATTACGTCATTCTTTCTGAAAATGACTTTTTAGAGATGGCACGAAAGTTAGGCAAAGTTAGTGATTGAACGCCAGAGTGAAAACTGGAGACATGATGCAGCTTGTTGGGGAGTAGATGTAGAAATCTTTTTCCCACCAAGAGATAAAGAACTGTATAGAACTATTGCTGATGAAGCAAAATCTTATTGTTTTGGATTTGACGATGTGCCTCCCTGCCCAGTACGCTTGAACTGTCTTTGGTACGCCGTCAATGGTGACGAAGTACACGGTATTTGGGGAGGGCTTTCTCATAGAGAACGTAACGCCCTTGTACGTAAATGGCGTAAACAATTTCGCAATAAGATGACTCTGAAAGAGTATATCTTCTCAATAAATGAAGGAAACAAAAATGGGGCCAGTAAAATCAAGTCTTAAGGCTTACTTAGACGCTAAGTCTAAACCAAATCGTTTGATAGGTGATCTAGAACGACACCTACAAAAGCGTCCAGTAGGAGACCGCAGCACTACTGTTCTACATCCTTCTGAGATTATTAAGACTGATTTTTGTGAACGTGCTTCTTGGTTCCTACTTAGCGGAACTAAAAAGGTTGCAGAGAAACCAAACCTACGTTTGCAGTCAATTTTTGATGAAGGTCACGCAATCCACGCTAAGTGGCAAAAGTGGTTTCAAGAAATGGGCATTCTTCATGGGAAGTTTAAGTGTGAAGTATGTGACCACATTACCTGGGGCACATCTCCTTCAGAGTGTGAAGTATGTCAGGCTCCTGTTAGTAAACTTATCTATGATGAAGTAACCTTATTTGACGATGCCCTTCGTATCAAAGGTCACACTGATGGCTGGATTAAAGACAAAACTGGTGACGCTCTAATTGAAATTAAATCAATTGGTCCAGGAACTCTTCGTAATGAAGCTCCTTCTCTAATGGCTGAAGCTGATGGTGACTTTATGAAAGCATGGAAGCTTGTTCGTAAGCCATTTGGTCCCCACATCTTACAGGGGCAGGTTTATATGGAACTTATGCACCGCATGGGTAACCCAGTAGAAGAAATTGTATTTCTTTATGAGCTAAAGGCTGACCAAGATTACAAAGAGTTTGTAGTAAAGCGTAATCCAGATCTTATCGAACATATTTTTGCTAAAGCAGAACGTATCGTAAAAGCTGTAGAAAATAAACTTGAACCAAAGTGTAACAATAACCCTGGCGGAACTTGCAAGCAGTGTCAGCCATATGAAGTAGAGGATGAAGATGTCATCGCTTAGGAAATTTGAAGGATGGGGCTTAACCTTTAAGCGTCCCGAAGGAGAGCCCCCTACTCTTCCAGCAGACATTACTGACGTAACTTCAGAACAACTTGGAGAATTATTTACCAAACTCACTGCTTGGACTGATTACATTAATTCTCAGTTAGCTACAGCTCAACTAGATGAACGTGCTGCTCTAAAGAAAAAAGAGTTTACTGAAAACACCATGCTGATTAAACGTATGGGTTCTCAGGTAAAAGGTGAGCGCATTACTGCTATCAAGGCAGAAGTCTCTATCAATCCAGAGATTTTAGAACTTGATAATGATTACGAAGAAAAGTACGCTTATCGTAAGCTGGTGGAAATGCTTATGAATAACCATGAGCGTGATTTACAACTAGTAAGTCGTGAGATTACTCGTCGCAACACATTTAGGCGGGATCTCTAATGATTATTGGTTTAAGTGGCTGGGCACGTACTGGTAAAGATACTGTTGCAAATTACTTGGTAGAGAAACATGACTTTGTGAAACTATCTTTTGCTGACCCAATGAGGAAAGCGTTAATAGCACTTGACCCAATAATTACTGTTAGTGGAGTCTACACTCCGCTATCTCAAGCCGTACGTTTGATTGGTTGGGAAGAACTAAAAACTCTTAGTCCCGATATTCGACCATTGATGCAGCGTCTAGGCACAGAAGTTGGTCGTAATATTTTTGGACAAAACATTTGGGTAGACTTAGCTATGCAAGAGGCAGACAACCATAAAAACGTAGTGTTTGCTGATTGCAGGTTTCAGAATGAGGCACAGGCTATTAAAGATGCTAATGGTAGTGTGTGGAGAATTATGCGCTCAGGAGTAAAGCCAGCTAATAACCACATTTCTGAAAATGATTTAAATGCTTATATATTTGATGCTTACTTAAGTAACTCAGGGGATACTAAAAATTTATACAAACAAGTTGAGGAAGTTATGCACTCTCACTATCTACTAAACTTTAAGTAATGTCTGAAAAAATATTTGATGGTGATTTAGCACCAGGTACACCAGTGGCAATTGGTATTGATCAATCGCTCACTGGTTTTGCCTTATCTGCGGTAAATGTTCTTAGTCCAAGTAATTACTATACTTGGGTGTACAAGTCTGAATACAGAGGCGTACAAAGATTAAACGATATTGCTTTTTGGATGTCGAACAAGCTAGAGCTATTAGAAGACGCTGGGAACAGCATTTATGATATTGCTATGGAAGGAACTGTTCTTCAAAGTCAAGCGGCGTTGGTTCTAGGGGAACTTGCCGCCACAGTTAAACTAGCCCTATTCAGTTATTTTGAGGATGTTCCCTATTCTTTATTAAGAACGCCACTGCAGATTCCCCCAATGACTCTAAAAAAGTATGCTGCAGGCAAGGGTAATGCCAAGAAACAAGAAATGCTGATGCAGATATACAAGCGCTGGGGTATTGAGTTTAACGATGACAACGCCGCAGACTCCTATGCTTTAGCCAGGTTAGCTGCTGAATGTGTCATTGATGACGTAGAAAAAAGCATAGTAAGCCAAGTTAAAGATCCTAAATATAGAGATAAACTTGTCTAATTAATGTATTCTTAAGAGTGGATCGGCATATCTATATTTAAAGGACTACTATATGTCAAACGATCCCGTTAATTCCACCAAAGAAGAATTTCTTAGAGTTTCTGGTGGATCTAATCCCCAATCAGTAGCTGCAGCTGTAGCTCATCAGATTTACGACACTAATAACGTAAAGCTTCGTGCTGTTGGTGCTAGTGCAGTAAACCAGGCTGTTAAAGCTATCGCAATTGCAAGAGGATTTGTAGCCCCAAGAGGCTTAGATCTAGTTTGCAAGATTGGCTTTACAACGGTAGCTTCTCATGATGGCGACATCAGCGCCATTGTGTTTATTATTACTACTCACTAAAAAAGCTTTATCCTTATATAAAGGAACTAAAGGAGTCATCATGGCAACTAACTACAGCGTAGGACACGGCATGCGTCGTCGTTCGGGTATTCCATCATCCTATACACAGGCAGCAGGTAATTCAATGGCACGTTCACACAACACTTCAGAAGAGAACTACGCAGCTGCTGGCGCAGCGGGCAGTGTTCGTATTCCTATTGGCGCACCTACCGCCGCCCCAGCACTTCAGGGAACTCTAGTAGGTAAGAAGAGCTCTAAGGGTGACGTAACTCTAGGAAACAAGGCAAACCGTGCAAACATTGAGGTTTTAGGTGCTTCGTACCGCATTCAGCCTAATGTCAACCAGGTTGTAGTAGACCCATCGGTGGGTCCTACCATGACTAACGCACGAACCGTTCCTTCAGTAGCAGGTCGTGCAAACCCTAACTTCCAGTCGGGCATGCAGGCAGCAGACCAGTAATAATGGACAATCAGGACACATCTGGAGCATACGTTCCCTCAATGGGTCCACGTAATCCTGTGCGTATTGCTCCTCTTTCTAAGAGCACCAATAATACCGCAGGAAGATTAACTAGCTGGTACACTGCTCATCTTAACGGTGGAAATGCTCCTGTTTACAGTAGGCAGTTTAAAGCTAGTACTGTCGATTTTGGAGATAGCTCAGCTCCTCAGTATCAACAGCAGTAAAGGATAGCCCATGGCTGGTGCAGTAAACAACTTCTCACCATCACAGAACTGGCAATCCCTAGGTGGTAATGGCTTTATTGGCTATAACAACCAGGGAGGCCAGGGCGTTCCTGTCGCTCGTGGTGAACTAGACGCTATTCGTATCGGTACTGGACGTGTTCCTTCAGCGGAATATCCAGATGGATACCTGGGAACTATTCGTTCACGACGTGATGACCGACTCCTTGACTCAATTAAGAGTCGTGTAGGACAGAAGTCGTATCAGCGTGGTGTTCACAAGGGTGAGCGCATTGAGCCATCTATGTACTTTTGGCCATCTGATTTCAACGATCAAATGGGAATTAAGAGAGAAGCAAAAGCTAAGTATGATAAAGCATCTGGTACATACCGTGTACCTCGCTTTACACAAGATATTCGACTTACTCCTGCACCCCACTTGGTCAATGATGGTAAAGCCAATACTGTGGCTAATGAACCTGGAGTAATGAACATGCAGAGAGCTAACGCCCTCTCCTATCTAAAGCCAGTATTTAGATAATGTCATATACATTTGATGGTCGTTACGACTACACAAAACCTTGGGTAACCGCCTCTCCTTCTGAGGAGGATTACGCACAGCCACAGTGGACTTATAACGGTCCTTGGGCATCCAATATGGAGCGTCTTACCCAACAAGCATTGTTAGCAGCTACCATGCCTGGTGTTCAGCTGCAGCAATTGGTGCGCCCGCCTCTACCACAGATTCGTTTATTCCCAGACCGTTTTGGGTTTGGTGAACGCCAGCAACCTGGCATCGATGATGTGGTCAGTCTTGACAGAGTATACCAAGAACCTCGAATTAGCTGGTACTCAGGTAGTCCAGCAGGGTATTCTGGTAGTAGTAGAAACGATCTAGGAGCTAATTAATAATGGCTGAACAACCAACTTCTAAAATTGGGGATGTAAGAGCACACCCAGATACAGGATTTAGACAGGTTTTAACTAAGCGTGGTTTGCATGCTCGTTGGATTGACACTCCAGAAGAAACCCAACCTGGTCAAGTTTTACACTTTGGTTTTGCTAAGGATTCGTCTAGCCTTACTCCTCAAGAAACTGAGGAAGTACGTTCTCAGGCCACTGGCCGTGCACAAGAAGCTATGCGTCCAGTTTCTGTTAATAGTATGGGTAAACCAACTGCACAAAAAGCTCCTTCTATTACAGAACAGGCTAGAGCTGCTGGTAAGCCTGTTAAGAAGCAATCAGAAATCGTAAAAGATGCAAATTCTCACATTGACTCTCTAGCCAGTCACATCACTGGTCTTAAAAGCCACCTTTCTGGAATGGATTTACCAGAAGATCACCCAGCAGTAAAGGCCGTTGACGAAGCTAGCGATTACGTTGCAGGAGCAGGAATGCTATTGCACGGTGAAAACTCTAGTGATAAAGAGTCTTTTGCTTTTCACAAGCGCCCTAATGCAGATGCTGTTGCGGCAGGTAGAGAGAACCCCCGTGAGAACAAGACTGAGGCAGAAAACGCATTAACTTCTGTTACTGCTGCAACTGCTCACGCTCACAGACTACTTAGTTCTAAAGCTGTTTTAGGAGTAGAAGGTGTAACTAGCCCTCCTGTACCTAAAGAAGCTGTACAGGATAACTATGAGCATGCTAAAACTTTCCAAATGTTTGGACACAAGAGTGGTCGTGCAGGAAACGTTAGCCTAGCAGGAACCACTATTTACGGAAATGATGCTGGTGTAAGAGGCGCAATTGCTCGTGTTCGTCAAGGTAAGAAAAATGGAGAATATTCAGCAACAAATCTCCAAGCCCTAATTAGAAACCTTCGTGGCACTAAGAGATTCACCGCAGGACAACTTGCAGAACAAGGTATCACTAGACAAGAAGCCGCCAAGTCAGTTGAATGGAATGGTGTAGCACGTAAAGAGGGCATGCAGACTGGTTCTGCAGGTGTTGCAACTAGTGGTACTCGTCCTTGGTCAGGCCGTGAAGGAGACCTGGGGCCTAATGCAGGAGACTCCGCTCCAAGATCAGGCATGGCTAGACCTGAAGGAGCAGTACAGCAAGAGCGTGTTTCTGCAGATGCTGCTCAAGGAGAAGCCACTAGAGCCGCAGGAAGCACTCGTCGTGGTGCTGCAGACCGTTCTGCTGCTATTGCAGCATTCCGTGAGCAAGCTGGAGGAGACCGTGTACGTGCCTCACAAAATGCTGCCGAAAACAAGAAGTTCCAAGAAAATGCTGACCGTGATGAGGCCGTAGCTGCTGCAGCTGAAAAGATCCAAAAGCGCAGGGAAGGTACTGGAGGAACAATTCCACAGAATTCTGGAAATTCTGGTGCTAGAAAGGCAGCTGGTAGAGCACGTAGGATGAGAAATGGCAACTAGTAGAATTTCAGCTGCTGCGTACTTAAAAAAGGTCCAAGGACAAGCAAAAACAGTAAACCAAGCACAGAAACAGATTAACGCTGCATCAGCAGAAAAGTCTTACTCTGTAGGCGATACTTTAGAGGCAGATCCTAAGGTAGATAGTGGAGCAGAAGCGTTTCCAAATTCTCCAAATGCTATTTCACAAGATTGGCGTGGGCACAATTCTGTACTAGACGTCCTTGGTTCTATGCACGATGCTGTTAACCAAATTGACGCTAAACAAACTACAGGAGAAGCCCGTAGTGTTCAAGGTAGAAACCTCAGAACTGCAGCTAACTTTCACCTAAATAAAGCTGGCCAAATGTTAAACAATCACCTAAATGCACATGCTCAAGGTGATGCTGAAACTTCATTGGCTTCATTAAACAAGGCTCTAGACCACATCCACGATGCCCATAACGTAGTATCCCAAACTTCCTCTTATGAAAGAGAAGGTAAAGGAGGGACTTCCACTACTGGTGTTCTTTCTTTAAAGAATCTCCCGTCAACTTTGGGAGAGATTAGCCGTGGGTACATTAACCACCTAAAAAAGCAAGGCAATAGGGGCAACGTTCCTGGCGTTACTGACAATGTTGAGAACGTGCGTAGCTACACACCAGGAGTAAACTCCCCAAGTTACCTAGCACCTAGTGGATTAGAAAAGACTCAAAAACAAGGAACTGTTGCTAAGGCTAAGAAGGCAGAAAAAGTAAAGATTGCTGGGTTAACTGGTAATGATTTAGTTGGACACTTTGCTGGATTACCAGATAAAGCCTTAACTATTATGCGTAACACTATAAAGCCTCACTGGGAAGCAAAGAACCCAGGCAAAGAGTTTGTTGGTAGCGAGGCCCATGCTAACCCTCGTGAATGGGCAGCCAAGAACGACATAATTAAATACAATCCTGAAACTGAAGAAATTACAGGGGATCCTTATCCTCACAGGGAAATGGCAAAGCAACTTGACCTTCCTACACCAGATCAAGCAGAAAGCTACGAACGACGTAAGGCTGCGGGAAGTAACGTAGCTAAAGATGATGCTGCACTTGCTGCAAAACTTAATGTTGCTAGAGCAAATAGGCTTTCTGCAGTTACAAAGAAAGATGCTGTTTCTATTCCTGAGGTACCAGACGCAGCCCCTACTACTGCTGTAGATGAGCGCCAAAGTAGATACTCAGTATTCAGCGACGCTGGAGAAAGATCGAGGAAGTTTTAACTATGTTTGATGGTGATGGCGCAGAGACGCTAGAGTTACAGGCATTTAAGATTGCCCAAAATGCTACACTATATAAAGGATCTGCTCCGTGTCCTCAGTGTGGCGTTATTATGAATCCTACAGAGTACATGTACAGTGTTCTAGGCCTTTGCCCACCATGTGGCGATAAGCGTAGAGCTAAGCGAATTAAAGGAAAGATGGCATAATGGCAGTCAATACTAGCCGTTCAATGAACGCAAGCCTAGATGAAGGATCTACCGACGGTAAGTACCGTAAGGTACGCCCAGACACTACTGTAGTAGACATCGAAGGTAACGAAAAGACTACTGATAATAAGCAGACTCTTCACCCATTTTATGGTTACGGTTTTGCTACTAGTGAGTACCCAACTGCTTCGCAAGTAAACCCTGGTAAGTAGGTAGCACCATGGCAGAGTTACAGCCCGCAAAGTTAAAGCCCACTACACCACAGGACACTAAAAACCCTTTTAGAACACCTGAAGGTAAACTTACTAAGATGGGTCGAATTAGCCTACAAAAGGCTGGTGAAGTTAGCACCAATATTGGAGAAGTAAAGCCTGTAAAAGCTGCCCGTACTCCTCAAACCAAGATGCAGACAATCACTGCTGCTGGAGATGTAGCTGTTGCTGGTGCTAAATCTAGATTTGTTCCTAAACATGTTGAAAAAATTGCTACTATGCCAGGTGGAGAGCACATTACCGCCGCAGACGCAACTGCAGCCGCTAACGCAGTTTTCGACAGAGACCACGCAGACAGAATTCGTTTTGCTGCTCGTAGAGAACAGGCACAGCGTGTTTTCCCAGCAGACGAAAGAACCCCAGAAGAGAAAACTTCTGATGCACAAGTCGCCGCTGAAAGACAACAAAAACTTCAAGAAGCTAGCCATGAAGCTCACACAAGAAGCTGGGGACAGGTTGTAAAGGAAGGCCTTGCTCTAGTAGGTAAAAAGGCTGTAGATACAGAGACAGGTGAAACGGTGGGTAACCTCCGTTCACGTCTAAACGGCCCAGGTGTTTCTAAGATGGACCCTGTTGAGTCTGCCAAAATTGGTGAACAACAAAGAGCCGCTGCATTGGAGACTCCAGAAGGTAAGGCATGGTTGGCAAGAGTTGCGGCAAATACTGCAAACAAGCAAGGCGCAGCTGCTCCTAAGAAGGAGTGGCCAGCATTAGAGCCTACTCCTGCTAGAGAAGAGCCTGAGAATGCTCCTCTAAAGACAGAAGCGTTCCTACACACTGGCCCTGTTCCTGGAAGTTCAAATCCTGAAGTCGCCGCCAAACTTGAGGCGGATAAGGAAGCTCGTAAAAATAACCCAGAAGCGGTTGTAGATGACGCCGCTGCTCGTAAGAAGAAGAGCCTAGCTAATAAGCTGAAGGCTGCCGAAGATGCTAAGGGTGAGTTTGTAGGTACTGGCGGTAAGCCACGAAAGTACGTTCCTAAGGCATAGTTGTAAAAAGTACTCCTCTGCTGGTATGATATTAAATACCAACAGAGGAGTATTTACATGTCTAAAGAAGCACCACACCTAGGTTTGATGATGTGGACCGATCTAAACGGTACCCCACGACCAATGATTGGATCCATTGAGCATGAACGTCGTGCAAAACTGCATGAAGAGAAGCGTTTAGAAGCGTTATCAACACCAGAAGGTCAACAATGGCTAAAAAATAGTCCATTATCAATGTCAAAAGATAAGAAGTAATTCTAAAATATGTCTAATTTTATCGGAACAGATGGTAAACCATTAATTGGTTCAAAGCCAGTTGAGGGCCCCATTATTCGGCTACTACGCTGTTTTGTCTGTGAAACTTGGGAAGAACTGCCCGACTACGAAGGCCGTTCAGACCAGGATTACCTCCTAGAAATTTCCTTAGAGAAGCATAAGTTTCCTTCTGGAGATCCACACGTAGGTAAGCTGTTTAAAGTACCTGTTAAGTCATGGTCAAACCCAGAAGAGCGTAAAGCTATTATGGACCAGTTGGCTAAGGGTGGGTCTAAAGGACTAGACGAACTGGACCCAGAGAAGTCATTTTATGAGACTAAAATGACATTTGCTAATGATGCAATGGAGTGTTGGGTTAAGCATAACCGTCCTAAAAATGACTGTGATGATTACCAAAAACCAGCAAAACGCCTTCTACCAGACACCGCTAAAGAACGTGGTGAACTAGGTTTGCCAAAACCAGAACACTTGGATGGCCCAAAAATTTATACATGCAATTTCTGCCCATATCACGGAGAAGTTGTTCAGCGTAAACGTCGTATTTTAGGAATGTATTAATGGCAATTGAAACTTATTTTTTAGTAGCAGTAAATGATGATGGAACGTTCACTACTTACACTGAACTTCCTGCAGAGCCGCTAATTGCGGCAAAGAAGGCGACTAATTTTGATGTGTACCAATCTTGTAAGCAAATTGCGCAAGAGTTTGACTCACAAATTTTGGTAGATCGTATTACCAGAGCAGTTGTAGCCTCGTTAATGCCGCCAAAAGAGCCTACAACCCCAGATAAAATCAAGGATGCCCTAAAAGAACGTGGTATTAACCCAGAAAGCAAACAACCAGTCCAATAAACTAGTTGTATGACTGTTTACGGCAACAACCCAACATCTTATTTCAGCGCACCCAGCTCAGAGCTAGACCCTAAGTTATTTCAGGGAAGAATGCTACAGAGCTGGGTGCGTACTGGTATACGCAGCGTTCTTATTGATTTCCTACACACTAAGTATCGCCACGCAGAGTTGTGGTCGCACCCATGGTTAGCAGGTTCAGGTGTTTCCTATCAGTGGTCAGCAGATAGGCAGCCAGGTGATTTAGATTGCCTAGTAGGTATTGATTTTGTACAGTTTCGTCAAGCTAACCCAGAGTACAGAGGGTTGACAGACCGAGAGATTGCAGACCAATTAAACGAAGATTTCCATAATGGTTTGCAACAACAAACTGAAAATTGGAATGGGTATGAATTAACATTTTACGCCCTAACTACAAATGACATTAGAGACATCAAGCCGTATGCCGCATACGATTTAAAGTATGACGAATGGACAGTAACGCCTAACCCAGTTCAACAGTCGCCAGTTAATTCAACATGGGATTCCATTGTAAACAATGATTATCATGTAGCACAACAGGCGCATACTCGATTTAATGCAGCGTTAATTGAGCTAGGAACAAGCCAGGGTGGGCCAAGTAAGCGCAATATTGAGGCACGTTTAGAGGCCGCAGCATCTCAGGCAACATCATTGTATGAAGAAATTCACGGTGGTAGAGGCAATGCCTTTTCTCCTATGGGCCAAGGATATGGTGATTTTTATAATTACCGTTGGCAGGGCGGAAAGAAGTCTGGAGCCATTGATTTGCTGAGAAACATTAAAAAGTATGTTGAATCATCACGTTTAAGTAACGACAAAAATGTGTACGGAGTAGACTTACCTGATTACAACACGTTAGTACGACGTGCCGCAACCTACAGGAGTAACTAATTTCGCTAAAAGATACATGCCACAAATGTGGGCATGAATTATACAAAGACATTTGCACAGCTGATAACTGCAGATGTGATTGTTACGAGGACTAACATATGCACATTTTGGTAGACGTAGACGGTGTATTAAGAGGCACAAGTAACGAACCAATTCCTACTGGAATTATTATGGTTGGTACGTTATCTGTGTATAACACGCTAACTTTTATGGGTGCAGAGCCCGAAGAATCCTTAGAGCAATGGTTGAACGCCAACAAAATAGTTGATTATGACCGAATTGTTGACTCACGAGTATCCCTAGAGGGAGAAGACCTAGCCCATAGACAGATTCGTTTAGTGCGTAGTAGAGGGCCATTAGATTTATTTATCACTAATAACCCTAATCTGTGGGCATTTGCGTTTGAGTTAGGCATTCCTAGTGCCATGTTTGGTGTACCAAGTTACACCAGAGTTGAGTTCAGACCAGATGCACCTAAAAAAGTGCGTGCATGGAATCAGATTGAGTCCGAAATTCAAAAGCAAAATGAATTACGAACCAAAGATGCACGTTTAAGCCGCACAGAAAGCCTCAATTTCGAGTGATTATATTTTCTGGTGTTGAAATACCTTCAAATAGAACGTTATTAGAGCGTAGTGGCGCAACAAACGTAATGTTGTCTTACTGGGGCCTACGTAAGCGTGGATTACCAAAGACAAAGCCGTATTTAATAGGGGAACATTTCCTACCAGGTATGAAAGTATGGGTTGACGCAGGGGCAACTCAGGCAGACCAGGCAAATTTATCCAGAGCTGAGCTAATGGATTACGCTGCCGATTACGAAGAGTTTATTGCGTTAAATTATGACCGTATTGAAGGATTTGTAGAGTTTGATAGTCAAGTATTGGGGTTAAATACCGTCATACAAAACCGTGGTGTGTATGAAAATGATCCAAAGTTATGGGTTGTTTGGAGAGAAACATACGGGATTGGGGCCCTTAGATCCTGGTCAGCTCAGTATCACAACATTGCGATTCCACATGAAACAGTGGAGTCAATGACCACATTGTCAGGTGTTATTAGAGGCATAAAGACGCAGAATGATGTTAATTTTCATGGGTTAGCAATGGCCAAGCCAGATAACTTAAGGCAGATTCCATTCACCAGCACCACTACATTATCGTGGTTATCACCAATGCGTAGAGGTGAAACAATTATTTGGGATGGCAGCAAGTTAGTTCGTTATCCTAAGAAAATGAAAGACCAAGCACGGCCTCGTTATAAGGGTATTGTGTCTAGTGCGGGATTAGATTTTCACAAGTTTATTTCAGACGATACATTAGAGGCCACAAGAGTCGCAGTATGGTCCTATTTACAGTTAGAGGCAAATATGGATAAGAATAAGCCAGACCTAAAGTTCATCCAAGGTGGTAAAAAGGAGCCTATGTTATCTGATAATAACGATGACACCCTGTATACCAGTTTGATGGAAATGGATGGGTACCTTTCTAATAACAGTGTGGATACAGTGCGGAAACAAGAACGTACTGAAGTGGTCCAAAGAGACCCACAAGAGATGACCCAAATGCCCGTTTTTGGGTTCCAAATGAAGACCATTGTTGAGAATGAAGATGGTCGAGATGTACTAAAAGATGTGCCAGTAGTACAGTCTAAAACAGCCAGTTTAAGACAGTGTAATACCTGTTTTGTAGCAGCAAATTGCCCAGCATTTAAAGACGATAACACCTGTGCATTTAACCTGCCAATTGAGGTAAAAACACCAGAACAACTAAAGGCAATGAATACCGCATTATTGGAGATGCAGGCCCAGAGAGTAGCATTTATGCGGTATGCAGAGGAAATGAACGGCGGATACGCAGATCCAAATGTGTCGCAGGAGATGGACCGTTATTTCAAAATGTTAGAGAGCATGAAGAAGTTAGATGAGCAAAAAGAGTTCATCCAAATCACTGCTCAGAAGTCAGCTTCCCAGGGAATGTTGAGCGCAATTTTTGGAGATAAAGTACAAGCGTTAAAGGAACAACAGCAGGGGTTATCTGAGCAACAAACAACCCATATTATCCGTAATACAATCGAGTAGTGTTATCTGATAATAAGCCCCCATCATATTGAGAGTATGGTGGGGGTTATTTTATGGGTATTTGACGAAGTTAGCAGATACCCTGTAGAGTAAATTGAGTCACAATAGATGTACCCCCAAATCGGGGGGTATTTTAAGAAAACAACAAATAGGTGGTATTTTATGACGAATTTTTCGTTCCAGTTGGCGGCCGAATGGGTCGCCCAATACAAGGACAAGAAACCACCATTTGGCTACGCAGACGTAGCAGGAAACTCCGTAGGTGAGATTACATTCCTCCGTACTTACAGCCGTAAGAAGCCAGATGGAACCAAGGAGACATGGGCTGAGGTGTGTGAGCGTGTAATCAACGGTATGTATTCGTTGCAGAAGGACCACGCAAAGCAGAACCGTTTGCCATGGAGCGACGCAAAAGCCGCTGCTAGTGCAAAGGAAGCATTTGACCGTTTGTTTAACCTAAAGTGGACACCACCAGGTCGTGGGCTATGGGTTATGGGAACATCAATCGTAAACGAACAAAAGAACAGTGCTGCATTGCAGAACTGTGCGTTTGTTTCGACAAAGGAGATGACCAAGGATAACCCAGCAAAGCCATTTGCATTTTTGATGGAAGCATCCATGTTGGGTGTTGGCGTAGGTTTTGATGACAAGGGTGCGGATAAAGGATTTGAAATCTACCAGCCATTAGAGTACAGCGACTATAACATCCCTGATACTCGTGAAGGTTGGGCGGAGTCAACTGCCGCATTAATTAATTCGTATTTAAAGCCAAACCAGAAGCGTTGGGAATTTAACTACGACCAGATTCGACCATACGGAGCTCCTATTGCAACATTTGGTGGTGTAGCTGCAGGACCAGATCCTTTAATCAAGTTGCACAACTACATTCGCAATATGTTTGAAGGACGCAAGGGAGAAAAGATCACCCGAGTAGATATCGCTGATATTGGCAACATGATTGGTGTCTGTGTAGTTTCGGGTAACGTTCGTCGTTCTGCTGAGCTACTAATTGGGCAGATTGATGACCAAGACTTCCTTAACCTAAAGAACGCAGAGCGTTTCCCAGAGCGTAATTCATACGATTCAGAAACACCTGGTTGGGCATGGATGTCAAACAACTCTGTTGAAGTTGGTGTAGGAACAGATTTTAATCCTATTGTTGATGGAATTGTACGCAATGGTGAGCCAGGCGTAATCTGGATGGATATGTCTCGTAAGTATGGTCGTCTTGCAGACGGTGTGAACAACAAGGACTGGCGTGTGTCTGGGTACAACCCTTGCGCAGAGCAGAGCCTTGAGTCCTATGAGATGTGTACTCTGGTAGAAACCTACTTGAACCGTCACGATTCATTAGAGGATTTTAAGCGTACCTTGAAGTTTGCATACTTGTACGCTAAGACAGTTACACTACTGCCTACACACTGGGAAGAGACTAACGCTATTATGCAGAGGAACCGTCGTATCGGAACTTCTATTAGTGGCGTTGCTAATTTTGCTGATAACCGTGGCATGCAGACACTTCGTGAGTGGATGGATGAAGGTTATGGAGTAGTTAAGGGTTATGACCAAACATACAGTGAGTGGTTAGGTATCCGTGAGTCTGTAAAGATGACTACAGTAAAGCCTTCGGGAACTGTATCTATTCTTGCTGGTGAAAGCCCAGGCGTTCACTGGACTGCAGGTGGTAAGTACTTCAAGCGTGCTATTCGTTTTGCTAACAACGAGCCTATGCTTGAGTTATTTAAAATGGCTAACTACACTATTGAGCCAGCTTCTGAATCTCCTACAACCACTTCGGTTGTTTACTTCCCTATCAAGAGTGACGCTTCACGTTCAGAAAAAGACGTAAGTATCTATGAGAAGATGGCTCTAGCAGCACAGGCTCAGCGTTACTGGTCAGATAATTCTGTATCTGTAACTATTACTTTTGATACAGAGAAGGAATCGGATGCTATTGGTACTGTATTACACATGTACGATGGCCAGATGAAGACCGTATCGTTCTTGCCTATGGGCAACCACGTTTACCCTCAAATGCCTTACACCCAGATTACTGAGGAAGAATACTTGGCTTATGAGGCTTCTCTATTCCCTATTGACTTTGCTGGTGTATACGCTGGTATGGCTCTAGACGCTATTGGAGAGGCTTACTGTACTACGGACGCCTGTGAGATCAAGCTCATTAAGGAGAACGTGTAGTGGTTACTGTTTATAGCAACCCTAACTGCGTACAGTGTGAGCAAACTAAAAAGTTTCTCACTCTAAAGGGAGTAGAGTTTGAGTCTAAGATGATTAGTGATAGCCCTGAAGTGTTTCCTATTATCGAGGCCAACAACTACACCTCAGCACCTGTAGTAGTTACTGAAGATAGCTCTTGGTCTGGATTCCGTTTAGATAAACTAAACGAACTAACTAAATAGCAAAGCATAAAAGGCCCCCAGCACTTTGTTTGTGTTGGGGGCCTTTGCTATTGCTTACTTAAGCGGTATGGAGATTAGCTTCATCTTGCGCTTAATATTCTTACGTTCGAACTCAGTGGTTCCTCCCCAAATACCGTACTCATTGTTGTGTAATGCTACGGTTAAACACTCATTGATAATGGGGCAAGTAGCGCACACTGCCTTTAATTCTGCTACTTTTTTACGGTTGATTGGTCCTTCTGGGAAGAACTCGTTTACATCCATATCTTTACAAGCGGCTTTATCTAGCTCACCTGAGTCTAATGAATATACTGTTGACTTAATCATTACTTCCCTTTCTTAGTTATCTCAAGAAATCCATTAATCTTTAGATCCCTCTTGAGATTCTTTATTGCCCTGTGGTCTGATGGGCTATATGCGCTAAAGAAGAATCTTCCTAAAGGAGATACCCATTTGTAATGGTGTCCTTTGGTCATCTCTACTTCCCAGCCTTGGTTTTTTGCTTCCTTTATGAGATTAGCAAACTCTTTATTGCTACTCATTTACCGCTCCAACGAACAATGATTACAGCAAGAGCCATAACCGCCAGGGTTAGAACTGTTTCGCATACATATAGTGTTGATACATCGGTCATAGTTTTATTTTCCTTTTTATAGTGGCCATATATAATCATAGCCAGTGGGTGTGACACCAGAATCTTCTGGCCAGTTAAACTGACTATACCATTTATAATCTTTCACAAGCAAAGCCTTACGATGACTTGACGCAATTTCTTCGAATAGAGATTGGTCTGCCATCCACTGAGGTGCGCTTGCATTGTCTGTAGATAGCTGCATTAGTAAGGCCAGGTTATGTGACTTAGTTACTGTGCTATGTAGTTTTTCTCGTAGAGTGCTTTTGAAACCACGATGCTTCCATTCACGAACCATTGCTTGCGCATACAAATACAGCGCAGCCTCATTACCACGCCACATCTTTACTGCTGGATGGTTAACCCAACCTTTGGGCTTACGTGGGTTACCTTCGGGGTCTATCTCTAGTAACACCATAAGAATTTGCCAGGCTTCTAGCGCTTGCTTATGCAACCGTTTGTTGTCTATTATTTCGGCTATCTTATTTGGATCTGTTGTTGCTAATGGTATGAACGTTTGCATTAGTCCCTCTCTACATCCCAGTTAACTTGCTTGATGGTGCCAGCACCATTTTCAATTAGTTCTTGTACTTGACTATCAGTCAAATCTACATCTGACCATAGTTTGTACACAATTTCTTTTGATACCCAGTAATAGTTATCACTCATTTAGTTATTTAACTCTCAATTGGTTAGTGTATGGAACGGTAGGTGTGGCGCACACTAGGCACGCATAGTCTGTATCTCTCGGGCTTTGCCATTCGCAAGCAG